ACGAGGTACACTACAAGAAGAACTTAATAATGTTATTGCTGACGAGATTCAAAAAGCAACAGGTACTAAAAATGTTGGTGTTTACATTCAAGCAACACACGGTTGTTGTGAGAATAGAGGTATTATGGCACATAGCAGTTTAACACAGACAACTGTGCTACGTGGTGCATTTAATGAAGACCCTGGTACTAAGAAAGAGTTTATGGATAATATTAAATTACAACAACAGTTTGCATGTGGAGCCTAATATGAAACTTAGATATTCAGAAGCATTTTATAGTGTACAAGGCGAAGGCAAGTTTGTAGGAGTACCTAGTGTGTTCCTACGTACATTTGGTTGTAACTTTCGTTGCATGAACTTTGGTACAGATGAGAAACGTAACAGAACAGAATTACATGCTGATGGGATTAGATATAATCCCGAAGTAAAAGCACTAATAGATGCTGGTGTACATGAAACTACTAAAGAGTTTAACGACTTACCTATTATACACACAGGATGTGATACATATGCAAGTATCTATCCTGAGTTTAAAAAGTTTAATAAGCAGGCAACTGTTGACGAAGTAGTAGAACATTTACTTTCACTTACTCCAGAAGGTAAGTGGACAATGAACAACGGTCAAGATATTCATTTAATCTTTACTGGTGGCGAACCTCTCCTGGCGTGGCAGAGATTATACGTCGATTTATTTAAACACCCACGTATGCAGGACTTAAAAAATGTTACATTTGAAACAAATACTACACAATCTTTACACGACGACTTGTTCGACTATCTCAACGATCAGGACAGATTTGAAGTCACATGGTCTTGTTCCCCAAAACTTAGTGTTAGTGGAGAACCTTGGGATACTGCTATTAAGCCTGATGTGGCTTTTGAGTATCAGCTTGTTAACAATAGTAACATGTATCTCAAGTTTGTTGTCGCTACTGAAAGTGACTTTGACGAAGTTACTCGAGCTGTTCAAGCATATCGTGATGCGGATATCAATTGTCCTGTTTACCTTATGCCGTTGGGCGGACGTTCGGAAGAGTATAACCTCAATGTTAAAGAAGTTGCAGAGGCGTGTATGGAAAGGGGCTGGAGATTCACCCCAAGACTCCACATCAGCCTATTCGGAAATGCATGGGGAACTTGATGCGTTACATGCAATCAAAAAAGAAACAAATGAACAACTTGAAAAGGCTATGAAGGCAGAAATTAAAAAAGATCCTTCAGATGCTATTAGAAAGGCAGGATGGTAAAATATGTGGGATAAAATAAAAGATACAGTAAACAAGATACAAGGCAAAAATAAAAAACCTAAAAAAGTATCAAACGAAGAAACTCGAAGAAGTACGTTAGAGTTAGAAAAAAAAGCGGCTACTAAGGCCGGTAAACCTTGGGTAGCAGTAATTGATACGCAGGTTAATCCAAAAGATATAAAGAACGGTTTCTTTGAGCTCGATTGGAATAATGAGTTTATTGAAGAACTTCTTGATGCTGGTTATTCTGGTGAGACTAATGAAGCTATTGTAGATGCTTGGTTTAGAACTATTGTTTCACAAATGCTACAAGATGAAGGTCAAAGTCCAGATAGAGGTATGGGACATATTAATGTTGTGCCTCTTGATAAAGGTAAAAGTGAAGTATCTTAGTGGTTGACACAAGCCAGATTTGGTGCTACAATAATACTATAAATTACACAAAGGCAAACTTATGGCAACTTATATTCTAGTAGATACTGCTAACACATTTTTTCGTGCAAGGCACGTGATACGCGGCGATCTTGATACAAAGGTAGGCATGGCTCTACACATAACACTTAATAGTGTTAAAAAAGCATGGAATGATTTTAATGCAGATCATGTTGTGTTTTGCTTAGAAGGTCGTAGCTGGCGTAAGGACTTTTACGAGCCTTACAAACGTAATAGACAACAGGCACGAGATGCACTAACAGAATCACAAGCAGAAGAAGATAAGGTATTTTGGGAGATCTTTGACGAGTTTAAAGACTTTGTAACTACAAAGACTAACTGTACTGTAATGCGGCATCCTGAACTAGAAGCAGACGATCTTATTGCAGGTTGGGTACAAGCACACCCTAACGATACACATATTATTATTAGTACAGACGGTGACTTTGCACAACTAATTGCACCTAATGTAAAGCAATACAATGGTGTTAGCAATACAATTATTACACACGAAGGTTACTTTGACGATAAAAAGAAGAAGCCTGTGCTTGATAAGAAAACAGGAGAGCCTAAGCCTGCACCTGATCCGCAATTTATGTTATTTGAAAAGTGTATGCGAGGCGATACTAGTGACAACGTATTTAGTGCATATCCAGGTGTACGTAAAAAAGGTACTAAGAACAAAGTAGGCCTTATAGAAGCATTTGCCGACAAAGATACAAAAGGTTACAATTGGAATAATATGATGTTGCAACGATGGGTTGATCATGAAGGTGTAGAACATCGTGTACTAGATGACTATACTCGCAATGTTGTCCTTTGTGACTTGACTGCACAACCTGATAATATTAGAAGTATTATTAATGATGTAATAGAAGAACATATGACACCTAAAGAAGTTACACAGGTTGGTATGAGGCTAATGAAATTTTGTGCAAAATGGGATATGCAACGAGTTGCAGATCAAGCTACCTATTTTGCAGAACCACTTAACGCGAGGTATCCACAATGACAATTAAAGCAAAAGAAGTATTAAAAAATAAATTTTGGCTAGTTGAAAATGACGGTGAAAAGATTGGAACATTATCTTACGACAACGAAAAATATATGCTAAATGATAGTACAGGACATTGTCATTATTTTAATAGTCAAACTGCATTTGCTAAAAAGTTTAATAGTAAAATAAATTGGACTAAATTAGATATTTTAGAAACGCCTCCTGTAGAAAAAATAGTACACGGTATGCCAACTAGTTGCTTACCTTATAACCCTATCTACGATGTTAAACGTAGATTACCTATGTTTAGTAAATCTGGTAAGTCTAAAAGTTTGTACTGTGCAGGATACTTTATTATTAGATTTGATAAAGGTTGGGTTAAAAGTTTTTGTCCAAAGCTAATTACTATTGAACGTTATGAAAGTAAAGGACCTTTCAAAACAGAAATAGAAATGAGAACGGAGTTATCTCGTGTCAACAAGTGAACCATTAAATACTAGTGCTATTCAAAACTTTATTCAACAAGTAAAGTCTGCTGAAGGTTCTAATGCCCCTGAAATAAGATTATCTATGGCACAAGCTAAAAATCTTGCATTTACTCTTGGTATTACAATGTCTAGATTACACGGTGATTTAGAAAAATTTGTAAAAGAAAGTAAGTCGACTGATAACGAAGTTATTGAAGTTAACATGGATGTAGGTGGCAAATGGTAGATGAAGAAGTTTAAGCACCATTGTATTATTGATGAAATAAGTTACAACAAACAAGAACTTATAGATTTGTTTAATCGTATTCCTAAAGAATGCGAACTCCCCTGGAATCAATATAAAAAAGCAATAAAAAATGAAGGCGGAGCCAAGAGCTATACTAGAAATCAGAATAGAGGTGACGGTGGATTAAATGGAATATTTACTCCGTATTGGGAAGGTAAACAACTTACCGAATATCCAGAAATACAAAATGTTCTAAATCGTTTTAATTTTGTAAAACCAATTGATGAACACGATATTACATTTATGACATACACACCCGGATTTACTTTTAGTAATCACACAGATAGATATTTAGAATATAATATCATGTTTCCACTTATTCCAAACACCGGCGGTGAACCTATTACATTCTATAAAGGTGAAGATAAAGATAGAGATAATCCTTTAGGTGTCGAATACACATATAGTTATAACACAACACATCCTACAGTATTTAACGGTAAAACAATACATAGTGTAGATACAATAAAAGAATATCGTGTGATGTTTAGGATAAAAGTTGTAAACGAGTTATATAACGATATGATTAACAGATACGAGAAAGGTGAATTTATTAATGTATAGACCATTACCGGACGGACTAACAATTAAAGAATCTAATGTCCAAGGATTAGGATTGTTTTCTACAAAAGATTTTGAAGCTGAAGTTGTACTAGGAATAGTACATATACTAGACAAAAACTTTCCGCATGGTGCTATAAGAACTGCCTTAGGAGCATTTTACAATCATTCAGAAGATCCTAACTGTAAGAATATAAAAGGATTTTGGCATCAAAAACCTGTATGTTATCTTATAACAACAAGACCTATCAAAGCTGGCGAAGAACTTACTGCCAAATATACTTTGTATAAAGACTTTGATATGGATGAAAGTTAGATGCCCAACTCTCTTATAATTGGATACACATCAAGTATTGGTAAAGCAATATACGATGAGTGTAATAGAAGATCAGAGAATGGTGCAGCAGGCATAGGTTCTAGAGAACAAGATAATATAAATGATAAAGATACAAAGAATGCTATAGTAAGTAAAGCTATAGATATGGATCATATATATATTATACCGTCGGGCAAGTCTACTATTAAGAATAGTTTTAGGGTTTCTCAAATTGAACTGCTCTGTGATTTATACGAAGCATATAAGGATACTCCAAAAAAAATTATTGTAATAAGTAGTTCTAGTCCTGAACAACGTCCATCTGCTCACATGATGAGAGCAAAAATTAGTATTAATACACAACTATATGATGTAGCAAAATATGCATTAGATAAAATTTGTTTAGACCTTAATTATAGAAAAAATCGTTGTCAAATAATTAATATTAAATCTGGTGCAATTACCGGTTCCCGTCATGGCCCAGGGCAAGGACTTGATGTAGACAAACTAGCAAATACTGTATGTAATATAGTAGATTTATCATCAGATATGAGAATTATCTCAACCACTATTATTCCTTATTAAGTACCTACTTAATAGAAAAAAGAGATAAATATACGTAGTTAACTAATAAGGAACTATGTAATGAGTAGACCAAAACCAAATATACTACTAGAACACGTTGATAAAAAGACGTATAAAAGCGAACAAGTACTACAAGCAGATGCTATTTGGGCAGTATTCTATAACGGGGCGCCTTTTAATTTAAAAACTCAAAATATTCTTACAAGCTATCCTGGCCCTAAGTATAAAAAAGTTTCGTTTAGTAATCCAGGACATGCAATAAATTTAGCTAAAAAACTAAACGATACATTTAATTGCGACAAATTTTCAGTAGTAAGGCTTACTGACGGTGACGAAGTTTCCGACTCATGAACTGGAAAGAAGCATATACTAAAATTTTTTTAAAAGAAGCAAGTAAGTCAGTTAACGAATCCACTATGCAAGAATTTATGCCCGTGTGGTGGCAAAATAATAGAAGTAAAGATAAAGGTGGGTTACGACTTACTGATCAGGGAATGGAATTTATAACTGAAGAAATTGAATTAACTACCTATGAAGTTCCTTTTCCAAAAGATTTTATAATGACTTCAAATACCCTAGTATGGTTAGATGAATTTATTGATTGTCCTTATTGGATTGGGCGGCACGGAATGATAGTTACGAACGAAAAGAAAGCATTAGAACTGCATCTTTTCTCCGGTGATGTTAAAAAATACGGCATAAACAAAGCATTATCAAAACAAAAAAATCAAAATAATTAAAAAAAAACAGTTGACTTTTATTATAAAGGTGCTATAATATATACATACTTAGAAATTAAGTATGGCACTGAGATAATATAAAAGGAGTACACTATGTCAACAGAAACACTTTTAAGAACCGTAAGCCCTAACAAGGCTAAGAAAAGCATTTTAAGAGCTTTTAGTAAAAAACGTCCTATATTTTTATGGGGACCTCCAGGTATTGGTAAGTCTGATATTATTGGACAAATTACTAATGGACTTTCTAAAAGCCATTTAATTGATATTCGACTATCTTTATGGGATCCAACAGATATTAAAGGTATTCCATATTATAGTGCAAATGATAACACTATGGCATGGGCACCGCCAGCAGAACTTCCAACACAAGAGTTTGCTGCACAATTTGATAATATTGTTTTGTTCTTAGACGAAATGAATTCAGCGGCACCAGCAGTACAAGCGGCCGCTTACCAGCTTATTCTTAACAGACGTGTAGGACAATATAAATTACCAGACAATGTTTTGATTGTTGCAGCTGGTAACCGTGAAGCTGATAAAGGTGTTACTTATAGAATGCCTGCACCATTAGCAAATAGATTTGTTCACTTAGAACTAGCAGTTGATTTTGATGACTGGTTCCAGTGGGCTGTAGACAATAACATACACCAAGATGTTGTTGGTTACTTGACATTTGCAAAGAAAGACTTGTATGACTTTGATCCAAAAAGTCCAAGTCGTTCATTTGCAACACCTCGTTCTTGGTCATTTGTATCTGAATTACTTGAAGATGATGATGACGAGAATACCACTACTGATTTAGTTAGTGGCGCAGTTGGCGAAGGCCTAGCTGTGAAATTTAGTGCTCACCGTAAAATTGCGTCGAGCTTGCCTAACCCAACTGACATATTGGACGGCAAAGTAACAGACTTGCACACCAAAGAAATCAGTGCCATGTATTCCTTAACGGTGTCATTATGTTACGAATTGAAGGAAGCATCAGACAAAAATGATAAGAAATTTGATGCTAAAGTCAACAACTTTTTGAAGTTCTCAATGGCAAACTTTGAAACTGAATTAGTGGTTATGGGTATTAAACTCGCACTTACTCAGTATGGTTTACCAATTGACCCGGATGAAGTTGAATGCTTTGATGAGTTCCATGAAAGATTTGGAAAATACATCACAGCCGCTCAAAAGGCGTAAAGGTGAATATGAGTTTGGACGTTCTCATTCAAAAAAACGTCCATTTTCTCTTGACTTTTTCCATTAAATATAGTATTATATAAACATAATAAGGCACTGAGATAAGGAATACAATATGACATCTAGTACAACTGTTACAAAACAAGGTAAAAAGAACTGGCAACCTAATCCAGATATTACTGCTGAAGAATTAAAAGTAATGCGAGAAGACGTTTTAGAACGTATTGTTGTTGCTCGTGTTGGATTACTATTAAGACATCCTTTCTTTGGTAATATGGCAACACGCCTTCGTATTAAAGAAGCAGATGACTGGGTTCCTACTGCGGCTGTAGATGGTCGTAATTTATATTTTAATACACAATTTTTTAATGCAATGGATAATAAAGAAATTGAATTTGTTATTGCACACGAAATCCTACATTGTGTATTTGATCATCTTACACGTAGAGATGATCGTGATCCGCAAATTTATAATATTGCCGCTGACTATATTGTTAATAACTTGTTAGTACGTGATAGAATTGGTAATAAACCTAAACTTATTGACTGTTTTCAAGACTTTAAATATGATGGTTGGTCTTCAGAAGCAGTTTATGATGATATTTTTGAAAAATACGATCAAGAAGAATTAGATGCTCTTGGTGAATTATTAGATGAACATGTTGACTGGGAGGGTAAAGACCAAGAAGGAAATGGTCCTGGTGTTAAAACAAAAGGTAAAAACGGTAAACCTTCATATTCAAAAGACGAGCTCAAAAAGATACGTGATGAAATAAAAGAAAACATGCTATCAGCAGCACAAGCCGCAGGAGCAGGTAATACTCCGGGCGAAATTGAAAGAATGATTAAGGATCTTACAGAACCTAAAATGTCTTGGCGTGAAATACTACGTCAGCAAATACAGTCTACAATACGTAACGACTTTACATTTAGTCGACCTAATAGAAAAGGCTGGCATACTGGTGCTATACTACCAGGCATGAATTTTGATGAAACTATTGATATTGCTATTGGTATTGATATGTCAGGTTCAATTGGTAATTCACAAGCTAAAGATTTCTTAAGCGAAGTTAAAGGCATTATGGAAGAATATAAAGACTATAATATTAAATTATGGTGCTTTGATACACGAGTATATAACGAACAAGACTTCAGTGCAGAAAACGGCGAAAACTTAGAAGATTACCAAATTATGGGAGGCGGTGGAACTGAATTCGACTGCAACTGGGATTACATGAAAGAAAACGATATTCAACCTAAGAAGTTTATTATGTTTACAGATGGGTATCCTTGGCAGAGTTGGGGTGATGAAAGCTACTGTGACACTATATTTGTTATTCACAGTCATCATGACAAGAACTTAGAAGCACCATTTGGACTAACTACACATTATGATCAGCAACAAGCCGCCTAAAATTAAAGAACCAAATGCATTAAACTATTTTGAGTTAAGAAAACTCAATAGAATTCCGCCTCATTTTGAATTTATTTCTATACCTATACCATATAATCTACAAAAAAGTATAGAAAAATGGATACTATCTAACTTAAAAGGTAGGTATTACATTGACAAAAACATAGATGTAGACGATTCAGATACTATTCAAAGTGTATTAAAGATTGGATTTGAAGAAGGAAAAGAGATGAGTTATTTCACTTTAGCTTGTCCACATTTGAAATATAAGTAAATAATATGAAGGAGAAATACTTATGAGTGAAGACGCAACAATTAACGAACTAGGCGATATTTCAGCAGCAGCACCAGAAGCATCTGAAAAGCCTGCAGCAACGCCGGCAGGTGAAGAAAAAAGTTTAGAATTAACTGTAAACGATTTACAGTTACTACGCCAATCAATTGAAGTGGCAACATCAAGAGGTGCTTTTAAAGCAGCTGAAATGTTAACTGTAGGAACTGTATTTAATAAGTTAGATGCTTTTTTAAATGCCGTTGCACAACAACAAAAGCAAGGAGAGACAAATGGCTCTTAAACACGTAGGAAGAATAAAAAAGAATAAAAATAAAGTAGTAGTAGCATATAGAACTATACCAGGTGATGCAAAATCAGCAGTCGTAGTTAATACTCAAGCACTTTCAGCAGACGAACATGATTCGTTAATGATTCAAGTTGAATCACAAGCAGGTCAATCTGCTTATGAATTTGCAGAGATGATGGCTAGAGCATCATTGCCTGATGGAAGGAACATGTTAGCAGCTTTTCATAAAACAGGAAAAATGATGAAAGTAGCAGTTGAAGAAGTTGAAATGCAACCAGATCATCAAACTATAATTCCTTTAAATGAACTTAATCAAATGATTGCAGATCAAAAAGGTGTTACAATTGACGAGCTTGCACTACAACCAAACGTACCAGCTCAGTCAGAAGCTACTCCTGTTGCAAGTATGCAAACAGCAGATATTAAGGCACCACAACAAGATACAGTCTTGTCAGATGAAGACTTAGCCGCACAATATCGTAGTCAAGCAGATTCTTTATACAAAGAAGCTAAAGCACTTAGAGCTCAAGCTGAAGAACTAGTACCGACTATTAAAAAGTCTAAAGCCAAAGCAACTGCAAGTGCCGTCGGATAATACAAAACTTCCAAAACACGTAATTGATATATGGCCAGATGTATTTAAGGACATAGATCTAAAAGTTGTTCCGTTAGACTACCTGCATTCTATTAGGGTAGTCTTCCAAGATGGAAAAATATGGGACATAGATATACAAAATTCTAAAGATGAAAACGGTCAACAAGTAAACGTTAAGAAAGAACTTGAAGATATCTTTAAACAATATGAAAAAGATATTTCAAACGTAGATTTTAGGTTAGATACTGAACGTGTAAAAAGAGACATTAAGAAAAGAACTGCTCTTTTTATGAAGAAACGAAAGTAAAATAAATTGAAAGCATTTGTTATACAACACGATAGCCCTATAGATTCTTGGTTCTATCGAGTGGTAACAAATTATACAAAGTTGAACTTTGACTATTGTATGGCTGATCGGTTTAAAGAAAATGCCGAATGGGAATTTTTTGAATCAAATACTCTAATTACATCTTGCTTACCTGGTTTTGAATTTACTATTGTAGTTAAACCTGGTACTATTTTTCCTTATTCATTCTACCAACGTAAAATTGAACCTAGACTAGGTAAGTTTCAAATTACTACTGTAGGTCCTGCTAAAGTTTATCACTCAGACATTAGTCTTCCTAAAGAAGGTATTTTAAAAGTAAAGTACCAGTTTCCTTATATAGATCCAACAAACGAAAATACATTTTCTAGTACACATGATCAAGGTATAGACATGTTACTAAAAAATTCTAACCTATCTTATGTAGTACACAACGAAATTCCTGAACCTGTATATAATCTTAATAAACCAATTGAATGGGCAATGACTGTAAGCTCAGGATTTTACATAAATTATATATTACATGCCGGTGGGTTTAATTCAAACACTATTGTTAATCATATAGATATTAGCAAAAGTAGTTTAGAAGTGCGTAAGTATACTATTGAAAATTGGAACGGTATTGATTATTTGCACTGGATAGATCATCTATACGAGAAATTTCCGTTACTAAATGTTTTTAACGGTGACCAATTTAAACGAGGACACAAACCAACACATGTTGTTTTAGAACATATGTCGACAATATGGTCAGATTCTGAATGGGTAAAGCATTGGCGGAAATATCAAACATGTACACATAATTATTATACTTGTAACTTTGCAGATACTAAAAGTTTTAAAAAAATTCTTAGCACGTATAAAAACAATTATACAAGTGTATTTTGGTACAATGGTGCATTAAAACGTATGCCTGCAAATATTAATAAGACTAGCGAACAAAGTCATAGTCATGCAAAGACATTTATGCAACAAGTAGTAGATTATAATCCTAATACACTAGTATACGGCTCAGATCATTGTTGTGCAAAATATAACGGTATTAGTGCTTTAGATGCATTAACCAGTATGAAGGAAGATTCAAGATTAAACTTATGGAGAACTTATAGTGGAACATAGAGGAATATCACAAGGAGATCACCATAGAGTCTTACACGAAATAAAATTAGATAGACAAGCATTAATAGACTTTTATCATATGTTTCCTAAAGAAACTCATTTACCTTGGAATGAATTTAAATTAAAGTACAATTCCTAGGGTTTTATTACGTATTAGAAGTGGTGACGAAACATTTAATGATATTATACATAAGATTGATCAAGGAACCTTTTTTAACTTATAAATACATATAGGAGCAAATTAACTGCTCTTTTTACAAACAAAAGAAGATAAGTATTATTGCAATATGGCATAAATACATGTAAGAAACTATATTTCAGGAGTTCTATAAATGGCTTTAAGACTTAGACGTGGTACCGATGCTGAAAGACTGCTAGTAACCCCAATAGAGGGTGAGTTAGTATATACCACAGATACAAAAAAGATCTATGCAGGTGACGGATCGACTATTGGTGGCACAGAAATTGCTGGTTTAAATAGTGTAGTAGCAGATACATCACCGCAACTAGGTGGTAACCTAGACATTAACGGTAAGAATATTACAGGTACAGGTAATATAACAATAGACGGAACTATAACTGCTCCGCAATTTGAAGGTAATATTTTAGCAGACGATAGCACATTAGTTTTTAATAGTGCTACACAAAGTTTAGCAATTACAAATTTAGATATTTCAGGTGATATAGACTTAACAGAATCTACTAATAAATTAGATGTATATTCAAACCACGCAAGTACATCAAGTAGTATAGTTTTAAACAGATCAAAAGGGACTAAAGCCAGCCCAACTGCTCTTATAGATAATGACAATATTTTTAGTGTTAACTTTGTAGGTCATGACGGATCAAACTATGTTGGCGGTTCTAGCATTGTATCAGATGTTGACGGTACTGTATCGTCTGGAATAGTACCAAGTGATTTATCATTCAAAGTAACAGCTAGTTCTGGTTCACAAACTACACCTTTAACTATAAGTTCATCTGGATTAGCAACATTTAGTGTAAATGATGTTTATATAGAAAAAACTTTAAGATTAGACAGTTATGGTAATTCATCAAATGCTCGCGGAATAGAAAGATATAGATCAAGAGGAACTTTAGCTAGTCCATTAGCTAACAATCAAAATGATAGTGTTTATGAAGATAGATATTATGGATATGAAGGATCAGCTTATAAACTTGTTGTAAGAACACAGGCAATGGTAGGCGCTTCATCTATATCATCAGGTATAATGAGTGGTAGATATCGTATACGTGTAGCAGATACAGCAGGTGTTGAACAAACTATGCTTGACATTAGAGGTGTTGATAATAGAGTACGTGTATATAGCGATTTTAATGTTCCTCAGACTAGATCTACATTTGGTGATATTGAACTATTTCAAAATAGAATTACTGCTACGGCTTCAAACCAAGATTTAGAAATTGCAACTTCAGGTACAGGTGATGTAGTTGTGTCAGGCGGACTTAGAGCAGATGGAATTAAGCTAGAAGGAAACACTCTTAAAACAGTTGACTCAAACGCTCCGTTAGAACTTTCAGCTTCAGGTACAGGAATTGTATCAGCAACTAACTTAACTGCTATTAATTATATGCAATTAGCAACGTATGCTAACAATGCCGCAAGAGATTCAGCTATTGCTAGTCCAAATGCAGGTATGATAATATTTAATACAACAGGCACTAAATTCCAAGGATATACTGGTGCATCTTGGGTTGATCTTAATTAATTAATCATTGACATTTTGTATTATTCGTAGTATAATAAACTATGAATAATTCTAATCCTATTATTGTAATTAATGCTAACATGGGTTCGAAAGGACATCAGATTGGTAGACTAATTGCAAGTTGCTCAAATGTACGTTGGTATGACCATAAATGGAATGGTCCAACTCCTTGGGAACCTTGTAGTCATATATTAAACCACGAACATAGTAAGTTTCACTTTGATCGAAGATTTAGTGACGAAAGTACTTTACCTCCTGTACTAGATTTCGCTGAACGAAGTAATCACATAGATCAAAATATTCCATACGAAAAATTAAATAAAAATGAAAATTTTTTATACGTTACGCACAGTAAATTGGATGAAGCACGTAGCTACTTTAATGGTAAACATTTGGTAGTTTTTGATAAAGATATAAAGAGATTTTTTGAAACATCTTGGAACTTTAAAGTAGGTAAAACAAAGACAGCTATTAGCGAACTATATACTGTAAAGCAGGCAAAAACAATGCTAAAAGGCGTCTTAGACAGCTATACAGCCCATATAAGCAACAAAGACTTTGCTATACATAGTGTAGACGATTTATTGCATAAAGACATGTTTAAGATGCTTTGTAGCAAGTTTAATTTAGAATTTAACGAGATAGAGTATAATAAGGTATGTAAATTTATAAATGATAATAGTACCAATAACAGATAATTTAAAACCAAAACTTAGATCTTTTTGCCAAAAAGCAAAAGAACTAGGATATCAAAATAATTCTAGTTTGGAGGCAATGAAGTTTGATTGGTGTCACGAACTTGGTAAGTGGTTCTGTGCAATAGAAGATGACAATATAGTTGCTGTTGCAGGATGTCATCCTTTACCAGAAGTAAGTCCAAATGCTTGGCGTATATTATTTAGAGGGTGCGAGCTTCCTAACAAAAAGTCATACAAAGGACTTAGCAAATATAACTGGTTTAGTGTAACTTGGAGAGAATTTATTCCATATTTTATAGAATGGTGTCCTAGTAAAGAGCTATATATTACTACTAATATAGACAATGAACATTCGAACGGAAAGGTAGCTCGTAATCATAAATTAATGGGATTGCTTGCTAAACAAAATATATTAAACAAACACAGAGACATGGTATTATATTATACTGATCAAACTGTATGGAAATTAAATATCAGCGAATATAATCGCCGAAGGAAGGAACTAGATGAAGTGGGACATAGACTTTAATCATTTATCTAAAGTTAAATCAAGTTATTTTAAACACTTGTACTACGCAACAAAATTTAATTTTGTTAGTTTATTAATTTTTATAACAGGAACAATACATAGTATATTTCCTTTTGTATTTGCTTATACACCATATAAACTTGCAAAATATATAGTTGACGAAACGGAAAAACATCTTGGAAAACCTAAAAACATATCTAAGTAAAGGAGTCTATGTAAAGTCTAGTGGAACTACTGGAACTCCTAAGAATATATTTAGAACTCCAGAAAATTTAAAACATTGTAATCGTATAGCAGTAGACTCACAAAAAATTACAAAAGATTCAAATATCTATACAGTATGTAAAATGGATCATGCCGGAGGTATGTTAGCACAAACTTTGCCTGCTGTAAGTGTTGGTGCGAATGTAACAGTAGAAGATTTTAATCCTAAAAGGTTTATGTCTGAAATACACAAATATACACATACACATTTAACTCCAAGACAAGCAATTATTATTAAAAATACAAAAGATTTTACAAAAATAGATTTAACAGGTATTTGGATTACATGCGGTAGCGATATTGTATCGTATGAATTAATAAAGTCGTACGTAAAACAAGGTGCAACATTTATGACAAATTGGGGTATGAGCGAAATAGGCCCTTGTGCAATCAATACAGTATTTAATAATTTAGAATATGTAGAAAGACATCAAGAGTGGGCCCCTAAAGGATTGCCTATGTTAGGTGAAAATATATATTGTAATTATCAAATTGACTATTTAACAAACGAGTTACTTGTTAAAGGTGATATGTGTATATACGATGATTGGTTTAATACTGGTGACTTAGTAGAATTAAAGTATAAAGTTCCTCCATTGGGATATTTTGCAGTACTATACTATGCTGGAAGATTATAAAATTCCTGTTAATACTTTTTGGACTGACTGAGTTAAAGCTAGACGATAATCGTTGCTTTCTGAATTATGGTAATGTGATAATACTTCTGTTAATTTATCATCTCTTTCACAAAATTCTTTATAATCAATTATTTCATTAGGTAGATCTAAAGCTGAAAACATTTCTTCAATTGTATGCTTTTCTCTGTTTGGAAAAAACTTTGTTATACAAGAATTTTCTTCTGCTATCTGTTTACGCATACGGTCATCGTCTTTATACCAAAAGTAATGAGGGTATGAAATGTCCCAGCCGCCACATACATGCCACCATTCAAAACAGCTTTCATTACTCCGCTGTACACCTATAAACTTAGCATCTGGAAACATTTCTCTAAGAAAAGGAAGATGATAAGCAAACCAATGACTCTTAATTATTTTTTTACCAGGCTCCCAATTTTTAAATGGTTTTTTAAATTCTTCTACAATTTCTTCTTTAGTCAATGTATCTATTACATCAAACTTGCCGCCAAATTCATGATCAGGCCCCCAATACGCTCCTCTGTGCCATCCTCGAGCTGCTAATTTTCCTGTATTAGGATTGACTGCTATATGGTCATATATCCTATCAGTAGTTTCGTCAGATATATTAATATTAATGTTAGATGTTATCATACGCAATGTTCCGCTCCATCTACTTCCAGGAGGGCCTGTTGCTATAATTAAATCTTTACCAGTATACTCTTCATACATTTTCTATTCCTTGTAATATCTTATCAGCCATTATTTTATGTGATTCTGGTCCTGGATGAAATCCGTCTCTTGCTAGGTCTACTACTGTTTCCTTTGCACCAAACGATATTTTTTTTATATTATCTAAATTTGGAACACTTGTTTTCCAAGCTCGCCTTTCACAATATGCTAGTATTAGTTTTGCGTTTGGAAACAGTCCTTTTAAAAAATAATCAAATAACTTTAAACAATCTATATCCGCTTGTTTAAAATATTTAACATAACCATCTTGTGCTTCTAATTTTCTCATTTTATATATTTCACGTAACCCCCACCCGTAACTTCCAAAAAATCGTGTGTCATTTAAAATTATATAATCAGGTTTAAATTTTTTGTACTCAGTTAAAGGATCAACTAAATCAGTTAACGTATCTGCAGGGCTAATATTTAAATAAGAAGCATTTAATTTTTTTGCTACAATATAAGGAAAACTATCCTCAACGTTAATACCTGTTCCTAACAACAAACTTCCGCCGGCGAATATTATTTTTGTACTAGCAGTATAGTCTATTTCTGGACCTCTTAATCCTAAGCTATTCCAAATATACTTTATATCACTCTTAGGTAATTCAGTTTGTACAATATGATGAGTAAAAGGATCTCTGCCATTACCACCAACTAAAGGCTTACTATTTTCTTTACTATCTTTACCGTGCCATAAATCTATTGTATTAGGAGTATTAAACAATTTTTTATGAAATTTAGGTTTCTGCGTAGTAGTTGGATTTGTTAAAGGAGCAATAATCTCAGACATTTATAATATGGTCCTTTGTACCATTGTTCATTAAATCTGTAAACTTGTCATTTATAAATCCTGTAGCTTGTAACGTAATACGTGGCGTATAACCCATATTAGATGCAGCATGAGGCATATTACACCAGTCATATACTACACATTCTCCTGCGTCATACCCTTGGTAATATGTATTTCCAAACTGCCATACATGACCGTAGTCCCACGGAGTTAAAGCTATTAGTATTCTACGTAACATTAAAGGATTCTTATCTGCGCCAGCATTGGTCCATCTTTCTCTCCATTCTGGCCTAGCATATCTCATCTGCTGATCAATATGAAAAGGTGTAACTTCTCCTAATCTTTGTATATGAACTCTTGATTGATGTACATCATACATTCCAATTTCTTCAAGCATTCTAAAAAATACAGCAGTATCAGGATGTGTATCTCTCTTTTCAATATTAGCAATTTGATGGTGGTACATACAAGATACATCATCTTTTCCGGATGCACGTTGTATGTCCATTAGCTCACCATCATGTAAATCTTTATCTTGTTGACTTGAATTGCGAGGTCTATAATTTCCTATTGTATGCTCTTTACATTTTCTAAGAGCTCGTTGCACTCCTGCCTCCCAGTCGCCTTTAAATTTACACATTACTGTAAAAGTCTTTTCTTGCGGGTCAGCTTTTGGGTCAAAATGCCAAGTTGATCTTAATTTATTATGATACCATCTACTAGGTATACCATCAACTGTATATACGTTCATATTTGATTTTTTATGACGTTCTAATTGTTCGTTTGAGTGAATTTCATCTTGATAATTGCTATCAGTAATGTTTACGCCTTCCTCCAATGGAGGAACTGTATCTGGAATTAGATCTTTTACTAAGTCTCCTGAATAATAATTTACATTCTTATCATCGCCTTCAACAGATTTCTTAAGATTTTTATTTGCTTCGTTTGCGTAATTTTTCATTATTGATCCTAAAAGTTATATTCACAAATATTAATATCAAGTACGTATCTTCCGTTAAAATTATTAACCTCTTTTGGTTGACTCTTTTCTAAAGAAGAAATGTAGAAATCTAAAAAGTCGTATTCTTCTTTAGACTCTAGTCCCCAACGATCTTTAAAATAATGCCTATCACAGACACTTAGTTTTAATCTATTATCGCCTACAAAGTTATTTGCTGCTGCTACTTCTTCATGTATTTTTTCTTTAAGTAAATCGTAATTTTTATAATATGTATGGTAATCAGGGTAATCTATAGATTCAAAGCCGCCTGCACCTTTCCATCCTCTAAAATTTTTAACTTCTGTTCGTAACACTAAAAATATTTTTGCTAATGGAAAAGTTTCTCTAATATAATCGAGTTGCAAACTAAAATGATGACTTTTAACAATCCTATACTTATCCCAAGATTTATCAGTATAAGCAGCATCTATTTCTGAAATTATTTCTTCTTTAGACAACGTATCTAATTGATCAAACTTCTTACCATGCTCGTTACCTGGACCCCAGTACGCTCCTAAATGTTGTACAGGTGATCTTGTGTGTGTATAAACTCTATCATCCCTATGATCAGATATGTTAATAGGCATTATTTCATTTTTTGAAATAACATTAGATACTGCACTCCATTTACTTCCTGGGGCGCCTGTAAAGAATATCAGTTTACTTTCGTCGTACATTAATTTTTTTTCCTATACTAATATTTATTCTGGCTTGTAAAACTCAAAATATAATCTGTCACCGTTGTCTTGCTTAAATTTTTCTAATTCAAGATTGTGTGTTTTTGCTTGTTCATACGCTACTTCAAATGTCCAAGGAAATATATCAACATAAGGACCTTTAGGCCACAAATGTCCTGGATTAGCTCTAAAATACATTCTGCCTCCTGGCATTAGTATTTCAACTAGTTTTGCAAACCTTTTATCAATGTCATTTCTATCGCCAAAGTTAAGGCTACCAAATACAATAATATGATCATAACTTTTAGGCTCTACAGCAAAATCTAATATATCAACCATGTAGTCTGCACTATTGTTAAAAGGGTCAATACCAATAAGATTGTTTATTCTACTCTTAAAAGGATTATAACCGCATCCAAAGTCTAGTACTGCTTTCGGATTTGCATTGTTGATGGCGTCAACTAAAGCCCATCCGCTGTATTGATATATCTCGGTTTTAGGTTGCCAAATCTCCCCAAAGAACCTATGCATATATTTTTTGTCAAGATCAGCTACAAGTTCTTTAACTGTCACATCAACGCTGTCTATGTCAAGTTGTAACTTAGATGTAATACTGTCTTTAAACTTGCGTAGTCTAGCTGGTGACCAAGGTAACGAACCTATGTGTGTATTTTCTGTAATCTGTTCATTAATATTGTCATATTTAGGTAAATTGAAGGAGTTCTTTAAATTTTCGTCTATTAAACTAAAAATTCGAGTGTTCATAAAAAATTTCTCCTTTTTGCTAAATAAATGTATACAAAGATAAAAAAAGACTCACTTTTAAAAATTTTTTTATCCGTTTCATATAATTACTTATATAAGATGTAAATTAAAAGGTTAAGGTCTGAATGGAAGAAATTTTAGCATTACTAGCAGGAACACTATATGGACTAATTATAGGTATTATTCCTGGTGCAGGTGCAACTACAGGCCTCATTTTTATATTTTCTTTTATTACATTATTTCCAGATCCGTACTTAGGAGTTATATTTTGCATGGCAGTAGTGGCAGCAAGCACAACAGGTGATACTTATACCGGAGTATTGTTAGGTATTCCTGGGGCAAATAGTGCCGCTGCAACTATGGTTGACGGCTTTCCGTTAGCACTACAAGGCAAGGCTACCTATGCAATATCTGCCGCGGTAACCACAAGTACAATAAACGGACTACTTTGGGGTGCTTTAGTATTCTTTTTACTTCCTTACTATACAAGCCTTATAATGGTATTTGGAGTGCCTGAACTATGGGCGTTCACTTGTTTAGCATTAGTAACCGTAACATTTATTACAAACAAGTGGTGGGTGAGAGGTGTTATAGCACTTGCTGTAGGAATTTTTATTGGTATGATCGGTGTTGATCCTAACACTAACGCAGATAGGTTTACTGGAGGGATTGAATACTTAGGTGCAGGAGTACAACTATTACCATTAGTAGCAGGATTGTTTGCAATACCAGAACTTTTAGACGGATTAAAAAATAGAAAAAATACTGCTACTGTTTCTCTTTCTAATGGGGAACAAACAAAACAAGGATTTAAAGCAGTTTGGCAAAATAAATGGCTAGCCCTTAGAGGTGGTGCAATAGGAGCATTTATAGGAATTCTACCTGGCTTAGGTGGTGCAATGGCAGATTGGATGGCTTATGGGCAAGCTGTCGCAACAACTAAAAATCCAGATGTACCATTTGGAAAAGGAAACATTAGAGGTGTAATTGGACCAGAAGGTGCTAACAATGCTCAAAAAGCTACAAGTATGATTCCTACTGTACTTTTTGGAATACCCGGAGCACCATTCGCAGCAATACTAATTGGATTATTCATGTATTTGGATTTTGAATTAGGTACTGTAGACCTTGCTAATGACCCTAAGTTCTTTGACAGTATGTTGTACGGGTTTATGCTTGCAACTGTGCTTGTAGGCGCTCTATGCTTGCTTACGACACCTATTATAGCACGTATAGCACAAATACCCTACAAATATTACTTTCCGCTACTATTAGGTTTTATAACACTCGCATGTGTACAATACACAGGTGGTTGGGAAGATTACGCTATTTTGGCAGTATGCTCAGTAATTGGAGTACTTGCCAAAAATTACAAATTTAGTAGACCAGCTCTACTATTTGGGTTCATTCTATCAGATAGAATTGAACAACTTACATTACAATTATCAAGTTTGTATAGTCTAGATAGACTTATTGATAGACCAATATTCATTGGACTTATCTTGCTAATTTGTGTTGTACTAATTTGGGGACTTACCCAAAGAAATAAACTAGAATATGCATAACAAAGGAGAAAAAATATTATGAAAAAGTTTATTACATCAGTGCTTTTAGCACTTACTTTATCAACGCCGGCATTCGCTGATTACACGTTTGTGGTTCCTCAAAAGCCAGGAGCAGGTACATCACAATGGGCTGAGATTATCGCTAAAGAACTAGAACCGTTCTTAGGTGAAAAAATTGTTATTAAATTTATTCCAGGAGCAAGAGATATTCCTGGGTTCAATAAATGGCATAACACAATGCGTGACAACGACAAGGCTGTAATGGTATCACACGGCGGAAATGGTGTAAGTTTTCTACAAGAAGAAGTAGACTATGACTACAGGCAATATGATAGTGTAGGATTAATGAATCTTAACATTATTGCTGGTAAAGCATCAGGTGCTGATATGAACAAGCCAAGTTTTGCAGCAGGTTCAGGTATGGTTCCTGAAGCATTTGCTTTTACAATGCTTATTTGTGGACCAGACAAAAGTATTGAAGAATATACAGCATGTTTTAAAGAAAATGTAACATGGGTTAAAGGTATGAGTGGTGCTGAACGTAGACTAGCTTTTAAAAGAGGCGAGTTGACTGGTACTAGAGAAAATCCTGCGGCTTATAAAAAGCATGTTGCTCCTAATACAAAAGCAGAAATTTGGTTCCATCATGGTATTTTACAAGCAGATGGTTCGCATGCTGATGATCCAAACTATCCAGGATACCAGTTTGAAACTTTGTTTGAAAAGCGTTGGGGTGTAGCACCAAGTGGTGATATGTACAAGGCTTATAAACTTGTAAAAAGTTTCCGTGATGGTATGCAAAAAGCTCTATGGGTTAACAAAGGTAATCCTAATAGACAAGCACTAGTAGATGCTTTAACTGCTATGAGTAAGGATAAGTCAGCAATGGCTAACATTCAGAAAAAAGTAGGTAAGTATGATTGGCTTATTGGAGAAGCTGGTAACAATCATAGAGACACACTTATGACTTTTGTTACTACAGATGCTTTAAGTTCTCTAGTTAAGTTCAATCGTAACGCACTAGGATTAAATAGTGTAGAGAAGATTGAATTAGCATTAAAGTAAGGAAGTATATATGGCGTTTAAATTCAACAGAAGTAAGATGAAATATTTGACCAACCCTGATGATTATAAAAGTAATTGGGAGTGGACAAAGAGTAACAGTAACTATCATTTTGATAAAAACACAGTTGACGGCCTAGGTGAAACATTTCGTGTATGCGGAACATTTCATGGAGACTGGGAAGCTGAGTTACAAGATGTTATAAAAGACAGCAAAGCTGTTACTTGGGCCACTAGGGGTAAGAAAGGTGAACGAAAAGACAAGTTTATCAAACAGGAAGAATATGATCTAACTTCTGTTGGCGCTAACGTTAACTTAGAAGTATCTAACTTTAATAGAAACTGTGAGAAATATACAAAAATAAATGAGATGGCAGAATATTTCCATCTTGAAAATTTTCAAAAAAGAATACATGTGCAAACTACAGGACAGCTTTGGAATTTGCATATAGATAAATTATACCAATGGAATCCTGAGGACCCATCAAAAGTAATTAGAATTACAATTATGCTAAATGACTGGGAACCAGGACAATTTTACATGTACGGCAATCGTATATATGATAGATGGAAAACTGGAGAAATACATATTTTTGATTGGCCAAATACTCCACATTCAACAGCTAATACAAGCTACGTACCAAGAATAAGTTTACAGTTAACAGGTATTAGAACTGAAGATACTAATAAAATATTAAACGAACGAGATCATTACTATTCTGTGGAATAAATGAATGGTAGAATTATTAGTTGCTAACATAGTCTATGTATTATATAGATTACTAGTAACTGCTCATATAGTTAAGTTTTTATACAAGTATATACCTTACGGGTTTGCTGTTTTAGTATCAGCACAGTTAAGTTTTTTATATGACGGTGGTGTTTTTGCCTACCTATTCCAAGCACAAGCATTACCGGAACTAGCAGAGTTTATACAAGCTAACGTATTATATACACTAAGAGTTGGTATAGCGTGGTGGATTATAAAGATACTATGGGACCGGCTAGATAATTACTACCTATCAGTGTTTATAGGTGCAGAGCTTACATTTGTAGTAGACTACTTTATTTTTGAGGGAGTGTACTAGTAGGTAAATATAATAAAGGATGCTATTAATGAATCATGATACAATAAAAGAATTTGAAGATTTAAGTAAAGAATATTTTAATGTGCCCGGACATAAAAAATTAAGACAAGGACAGAAAAACAGATTACCAAAATATTCCTTTGTAGTAGAGAAGTTTAACAAAGAAGATAACATAGTCGATGCAGGTTGCGGTGGCAGTTACTTTAAAGGTATTTTTCCAAATTTAATTGCATTTGATATAGTCGACTACAATAATCAAGATTACGTTTGTAATATATTAGATGCTCCTATACCAGAAGATAGCCAAGATGGAGTTTTTTGTTTTGGTGTACTACATGAATGTCCAGATGAATATCATCTACCTAATATAGAAAAAATGTTAACGTGGTTAAAGCCCAACGGACAATTAGTAATGAGATGTAAAGCTAAACTAGTTACAAACAAACATCGTAAAGAACGACTATATGAACGTAAGTATAATGAATACTTTGATCAAGGATTATGGAGTAGAGAAAGAATTGATCAATTTACACAACAATTAAATTTAAAACTTAATTGGGTTATACATAGAGAAACTCTACGAAAAGATCAACGAACTAATGTTAAAGGGACTAACTTTGATTCATCTCATGACAATGATGTAGTTTTTAACGGACATATCTGGAGTTGGAGTAAAAATGTTTAAAGAATTTGAAGAAATCTCAAGAATATACTTTAGTGCTAATGGCAGTAGGGAATTACGCAGAGGTTCTAAAATTCATAAAAATACTAGTAATGATTTTTTATATTCTTTACCTAAAAATGCAAATGTTGTTGATGCTGGATGCGGGCCAAATGCGTTTAGAACTATTTTTCCAAATTTAATTGCTTTTGATATAGTTGATTATGGTAATCAAGATTATGTTTGTAATATATTAGAAGCACCTATACCAGAAAGTAGCCAAGATGGCGTTTTTTGTTTTGGTGTACTACATGAATGTCCAGATGAATATCATCTACCTAACATAGAAAAAATGCTATCTTGGTTAAAACCAGGTGGTAAACTAATAATGCGTTGTAAATCAAAAGAAGTAGTAGATAAACACCCTCGTAACAGTAATGCCGTTGGAGAAATGCATGAATATTTTGATCAGGGATTGTGGCCAATAGAAAGAGTTAATCAATTCACGCAACAATTAAATTTAACGCTTGATTGGATTGAGCCTAAAATAATAACACGTAAACAACAGTGGAATTCTAATCCTAAAAAACGTTTTCATTCGTCTCATGACAATGATATAATCTTTGATGGACATATTTGGTGTTGGAGTAAAAATGTTTAGAAAAATAAAAGAGCATTTAGAAGAAACTGAATGGAGCTATTGGAAACACTTAACTCATAGTGTTCATCAAAGTAATAAATTAATAGCATGTGCTATTAAGTCTTATATACATGGAATATTTCCGTGTTGGTTTAAGGCCGATGGGCCTGTAACAGTAGCAAAAATGTATCATCAAATAAACAAAATACATCATGTTCACAAAATGATTAAACAGATGAAAAAAGACGGAGACATATAATGGACACAATGAGCTTACATAGTATACTATGCTCATATGGAGATGTAGTAGAACTTGATTATAAATTTAGTGACGATACAATAAATGAACTAAAAAACATACAAGAATGGTTACCTGGACCAAACGGAAAAACTGCTATTAACTTAACTGGTCCTATTGAAGATTTAGGGCTTGATGTATCAGCAGAGGTTAAACATCAAAGAAATCAACCATATAACGAAAATTTATTAAAATGTCCAACGCTTAAAATATTTTTTGATCAATGGACTGAACTAGCTAGGTGCAGAGCAGCTACTATGAATAAAGGTAGTTTCTTTAGGTTGCATAGAGATGCATTTAGACTAAATGATCAGTTTAGGATTTTTATACCATTAAATAAAACAAACGACGACGAATGGATATTTATATATGACGGAGAAGTTCAAAGATTCAAACAAGGGGTTCCGTATATATTAAATACTAGAAAAACACATGGTAGTTTTGCTATGGCAGACGGTATATATCACGTACTAATGAGCCTGTTTATAAACGAACAAAATATTAAACAAGTATCTAAGATGCTACCAAACTGTAAAGAACATTGATAAATAAGTATAATAGAGTTAACGGAGAAAAAATATGAATTATTATTTAATTGCTGGTGTAGGCTTTACTGAAATGCGTACTGTCGCAAGCAAATTAATGGATAAACTAAGTGCGTTACATGGTGCAGATACTGTAATAAGAGCTCCTTTTGGTGCATTAAGATTTTGGAGTCATAATGCAGAACAGCCTAATGATGACTTTGTATGTATGCCATCCGGCGTCGCCGGGTTAGGTACAGCATACGGTCCTCGAATACAAACCGAAATAACTTCTGATACTCAACACATAGTTATGCATGGTCCAGGAATTCTTAATAACTTAGAAACTATTACAACGTTTTTAAGTAGTAATAATAGCGAATCACCGACTAAAACTAGAATGACTGTTGGATCAACAGTTAACACTTACTTAATTAAAACTAATGAAAGTTCATCAGCAATGGCGTTACGTTTGCAAGAAGATTGGGATACAACTGTAGACAATATGCCATATAAAGGAACTGGAATTGTAAATCCTACAAATGAAGACATTCAAGCATCAAAAGATGCATACTTTGCATGGTGTGTTAAGCATGCAAATACTGCTGCAAACTTATTTGGCAGCTACGACGAAGAGGTGTGGAATGCATTAGGTGGCTGGAACGCTGACGGAACACCTTCGCAGGTAGGTGTAGGAATTACTGATGTTACTACTTTTGAAAGAAAAGACGGTACAACAGCAAACTTCACAAACCATACTCATCAACTTTACATTACACAATACTAAGTTTATTTTATACCAATTCTCATAAATCTTGTATAATTAACATGTTTACTTAGGTCTAATTCACCTTCATATAATATTTCTGATAGTGGTGCCATACTTGCAAAATCATCTAAATCGTTTACACAGTTAATATGTTCGTCTAATTCAAAGAAATTATTACTTTGTAGTATAACTAATTTACCTGCAGGTATTTTATTATACCATTCATTAAAATTTGGAATATGTTCGCAACTAGTGTTTATAATTGTATCTGGCATATCTGTTAATTTTACTTTATTTCCTTTGTCATTTAATGTATCATATGTTAAAGGATAAGTTAAGTTAAAGATATCCAATGTTGTAGCTTTAAACTTCCATTCGTCTGTTAACCAAGGCATATTAAACTCCTCGGCTATTTCACAACAACTTTCATCTATATCAAAACTTCTAATTTTTGTAATAATTACTTTCGATTCAAATAACATAGTAGCTAATGTAGCATACCAACCTGCACATAAAAATACTATTCCTAAATCAGGACAATGTTCTTGTACTTTTTCAACAAGCCATTCTTTACTTTTAATTTGACCATTAGATAAACAATCTTTATTAAACTTAGGATTATCAAATACTCGATATATGCCGTTAATCAGTTGTGTTGTCATTAAATTTTCTTTCTAACCATTCAAAGTTGTTTATTTTTTTAAGAGCAGATGAATCATCTTTATATTTTTCTCCGTATTCTTTACCAGCAAGTGCTCCTGCAATACAGTAGTTTCCAAATGGCTTGTCTTTGCCTTTGGTACACCATTGTGTTAACCTAATTTCTGTCTCTTTATCTTCTTGTCCTTGTATAATCTTACTAGATAGTTTAACACACTCCCTAAATGCACTTTTCCAAGTGTTAAAAGGATCAGTATTAAACGTAGAAATGTTACTTACTTCGGGCATTGCTTTAAAACGCACACTAATGCTTGTGGTCATATCAGTGCTTGTAGTATCTACATTTAAAGTTAATTTTCTTGGTAGTAATTTAACGCCGCCGTTTCCATATGTAAGTCTGTTTATAGGATTTAGACTACGCCAAACATACACAATATTCATTTCATCTTCACTAAGATAATTCATTGATGTAAAATCAAAGGTATCGTTTATACGAGCGTCTCCATCAACTACATAGAACATATGTGTTTTACATAATTTTGCAGCTTCAATATGTGCTTGATGTATTCCTTTGACACCATGAACACGCTTTGCTGACGGTATCATGCTTAATAAATGTTTATAATTTTCTTCACAGTTTGGTTCTTTGTAGCTTATAAACACTATGTCATATTTAGATCTATATGGAGTACTAGCAACTATGTCTACTTCTTTTTTATTAATAAAAAATCTATACTGAGCTTCTCGAGGATGAATTTCTACTCTTTTAGGATATAAGCATATTCCGTCATACTTGCCAGCAGTATTTTTAAAAACATGTATAACTTTTTGATCCCATTCTTCAGGAGTATAAGAAAAATCAAAGTCTTTTTTAACTAATGTGTCGTCCCATATAACCCAAAACATTTTTGTGACAACCATTGCCTGAGCTTCAGCAAAATTAGGAGCATATTTCAATCCAAAAAACTTATCTTTAAGTTCAGTATAGTGAGGAGTTTTTTCTCCAACAAAAATTATATCATACATTTCTTATTATATACTCTTTTAGTTACTATGTCAACCATATCTTATTTCATCAAACAAATTTAAAAACAAAGGCATGTGAGATCTTTCTAAAAATTTTGCTCTATTTATTTTACCAAATTTTCTCATTGTCTTTAGAGCAGTTTTTGTCTCTAATGAGTTTTTATTATTTTCTATTCTATTTAATTCATGACAAATTAAATCAGCACGTATATCAAAGTCTAAATATGTATCATATTTTTCATTTATAAGATCATAGAAAGTAAAATATCCTAACTTATTAATATACTTTATTGTTTGTTGACATCCTAGTGCAATAAACGGTTTACCCATTACTATTAATTGCCATATACTGAGATTTGTAAATAAGGCATTTACTTCACTCATATAAATTCGGTGGTTGTCGGGTGCCCAAGGAGTTAATATTGTAAAAAGGCTATTAGAATGATAGTCTAACTTATCATCTTTATCAATAATTGTACCACGAGTATGCAAGTTATTCGATTCTAAAGATTTACGCAAGGCTAAGCAATTATCAGCTTTTGGAAATTCAGAATATGTATGATATAGTAGCTTAGGATTAAAAGTTTCCATATCATAGTCTTTGACTGGCATAATCTTATTAATAGGTTCAAAGAAATTTGTGTATTTTTCGGTATTATTATTAATAATTAACTTAGCTTCTATTTGCCACCAATCAATACTGTATGACTTATATGGTTGTAATAATTCTCTATAACTATTATTAACATCTGATGTAACAATTAGTATATTTTCTATTGGTACTTGACATCTCATAAACATTTCTGCTACATGCCTAGTACGAATTACTTCATTATACCCCTGTAATGTCTGTCCTAGTATTAAAACTTTCATTTTTCCATCTCGTAAATGGTCTAATGTTTTATTTGGTATATTAATGTTTATTCCATAAGACACTTCAAATGGATAAAATACATAATCTTCTACTGTACTAAAAGGATTACCTATTACATCTCCTGTATATAACGTCATTTCACAATTATTTTTTTTCATTGTATAATAGAAACTAGAAATAACTTCAGTCATTGCATCTTTACTATCTGGCCATTTGCCATAAGGATAGGGCCAAGTGTCTTTATTAAAATTGTAACTAGTAATTCCGTTCGGTACAGGGCCGTCGTCTGTTATAATATCATAATAAAAATTAATCGACATATTCTTTTAACCACTGTTTCCATATTTCAGTAAACTTAGGATGAATTTTTGTAACATCTTGATTTCTAATTCTATCATATGTTAGTGTTCTTTTTACAAGGTGATTTCTATAACCCTTGTGTCTTTCAATTGTTTCAAGATCATCATACGGAGTGGTTAATCTACTTAAAATATGGTTTAATCGACTTATTCTTATTTGTTTATCAGTTAATAAAGGCAATCGTTTTTTTAAATCTTCTGCAATTTCTATTCTATACTCATAAGGAATAATGTCTAAAATTAAATCAATTGGTCCATTTACAGGATTGAATACAAAATTTCCTCTTTTACCATGATCAATCCAGTAATCAAGTAATTTAGGCAATTCCCATGCATTGTAAACTTGTGCAGTAGCTAGAAAATGTACATGTATTTTAGGCATTGACAAGTAATGTTTATATGCTTTATCTAGTTGTTCCCAGTTTGCTCCATATCTAATATAATCGTTAGTATAACCTATACCGTCCATACTAAAGTGTAATTCAACTTGCTTAAATTTAGACAACAATGGCGTAACTTTACTCTTTATTCTACTTCCGTTAGTAGTAATATCTAAAACTAAGTGTGTGTTTCCGCTTTCTACACACCATTTTAATAGAGTATATACTCCAGGCATGAACAATGGCTCTCCGCCTGCTATTTTAATTGTGTGGAGATGTGGTATTTGTTTTTTTATACTTTCAAAACAAACTGGATCTTCTATCCATTCGTCTACATCTGTCCATTCTTCAAACATAATATCTTGTGTTTCAGGATGTGCTAACTGTTCTTTAGCTATTGTACTACTAATTGCACCAAAACACATTCTACAGCCAAAGTTACATAACCTACCAGGACGTAGATCTGACCATACTGGATATCCTGTAGTGTTTCCTTTTTCAATATCTATGTGTATAGGATCTGTTTTTTGCCTATTACTACGTATAAAATTAGTATTTTGACTTTCTCTATCAGAACCTCCACCCTCTCTATCTTGCTTGTAACAAGTTCCGCATCTACTTTCAAATTTACCCTCTAACATATTTTTTCTAACTTCTTGCATATCTTTTCCAGTCCAGATATCTTGAAGATCTTTTCCTTTAACATCATCTACGATATTATTGTTATAATCTCCTAAACAACATAAGTTTACAAATCCATTTGTAGCTACATATTGATGAGTAAACGGCATAGCACAAAATGCAGGATTATTAGCAATTTGAGACTCAAAGTTTAAATCATAATTTTTTTTCATTACATTCCTCTATCATCTGTGCTACATCCGGCAATGATGTTTTCCAAGACTCGTTTCTAATTTTATCTAAACTTTCCATCCAAGGCCATAAACGGTTATACTCATTAGCATCAGGTTCTTTGTCCCATAAGTGCATTAATATACTTTTGCATCTTTGCTCAACCTTACGACAAAATGCTTTTTCATCTACACTATTATTCCATTTATCATTTATACGTTTTATAAAATTTTTATATTTTTTATCTATATATCGTTTGTATTCTATAGGCAAGTTTTGTATATTAAGTGTAGCAGGTCCGTATAGATTATGTACAATTATAACAGGTTCAATCCGATTCCAATTTTGCTCTTTCATCCACCATTGCATTTCTGGATAATGTAAAACGTTTTGTAGACTTAAAGTAAGTGTAACACTAGCAATTAATCTTTCAAATCCTTGTTCCTTATCAATCCTACGCATATTCTTTAGGACAGTACTAAATTTTCCTGGGTGTCGGATGTATTCAAAATGAGAATTAATACCGTCTATACTCATTCCTAAATTTACTTGTTTAAAAGATTTCCATTGATCAAATACTTTGCTAGGAACACCTGCCATATTAGTATTATAATCTAACGTAACATTATTTGCTGTTCCTCTTTTTATATAACAATCTAACAGTTCTCTATGTTTTAAATTTATAGTTGGCTCTCCGCCTGTAAAATAATACCTTTTAATTGTATCTAAATTATTCATAATATGCGACCATAACTTTGTAAAAGTTTGATCTGGTTCAAAAAGATCAGGAACAGTATTTGTACCATCAGGTAAAGTTTCAATCTTAACTGTGTTATGCCCTCTATAATTAAAAACTCCTGAAGGCTGTAACTTTACCCAATCATCATACCATAAATTACTATCAGTTGGTCCACAGCTTCTACACTTTAAATTACATTTATTACCAAATCTTAAATCCATATATGTTATAGGGAATTCTTCATCTTTTATGGTTCCGTCTTTTTTAGTAAGTGTAACTGCTTTGTGATATACATCTTCATATAATTTTCTGGTCCACTGGCGTTTACTTCCTATCCCGTTTTGTTCTTCATTCGTACACAGTTTACATACTTCTGGATCAATGCCATTCAGCATTTCTTGTCTTAGTTTCTTCCATACAGGTGCATTTCTATGCTGTGTAACGTCATCTTTTCCTGTAAGCACAGTACCATCTTCTTTGTATACTGTACCATAAGGATCATTAATCATTTGACAACACATGCGAATACTTCCATCAGCGTTTGTTGCTAAGTGATTCCATGCAATAGGACAAAATGCCTTCCATCTATCTTTGTTTACTAACATATTCTCCTGTGTTTTTTCTATTTTTTCTACAGGTTTATCTAATCTTAGTTTTAACAATGTTCTTATTTTTCTTCCTCGAGGGGTATCTATACTAGGAAGATCTTTCTTTAGCCATAGTGCTTCAAGAACTTCTTGATCTTTGTCATACTCTGCAACAATCGCCATAACCTCAACCGGACAATCTGGGTGTAAAACCATTTCAATTCTTTCTTGTGAAGTACGAACAATATCTAAATCAAAAGACATAGGTTTTTGAGGCCACGTAAAATCAAAAGAAAAATTATTATTTTGTTTTATCCATTTGTCCATAGTTTTCTGGAACTTCTTTCTATCCAAAGTTGGAAATATATGCAGTAGCTGATCTGTTAATTTTACAGCAGAAATATTTAACTCGTCTAAGTTTATAATATATGACTTTTTAAAATAATCAGTGTAATGACTTGTATTATCATGATCTCTTTTCATATTGTCTGAATGTCTTATCATCCAATGTTCAGTAAGGTTTTCTTGCTCTTTTAATTTTTGATATCCTAATTGTGCCCAGTAATTGTAATTACGAGTAATAACAAAACAGATAACAGTCATACTACTATCCCAGTATTCTTTAATAATGTTAGGATTATAACTGTGATAATGATCCTTGTACAGATCATACTTGTTAGGATCGTTTTCACCTTCATATATATGTTCTTTTTCGACTAAAGAATATTTTATTTTACAAAATGACTTCCATCTATTTGTGCCTATAGGCTGTGCTTCTTTTCTAGGTATTTTGTTAATTTCAGGTACACATTCGCTTAACAAACTAGTAATCATTTCGCCACCAGTTCCAGCAGAATATAATAAAAGATAATTATGATTGTTGTTGGAAGAATTTAATTTCATTATCGCTATATCCTACTAATTCACTACTATTGTCTATTCCTCTAATAGGAACTAAACTGGTAGCGCCAATTTGTCTTCCGTTTGCACCGTTGTCAAAAATTCCAAGTTCTATAATTTTTTCATTAAATGATTGAGCTCTTTCTAACATACCCGGTGGTGTCATTAATTTAATCTCTAACCAAAAGTCATCATTTACACTTTTATGGTGATCAATTATAATTTTACAATTTTCAATAAATCTTTGTTCGTTTCCTTTGTATAAATCCATACTACCAAAATGGGCACTCATATTTATACTGTTAATATACTGACATGCTTCTTTCCAATATTTTGTACTTCTACTTCCATTAGTAGTAACAAGTATCCATTGATCTCGTTCCTTTAAATGTTTTAGTATATCTAAAAACTTTGGATTCATTGTTGGCTCTCCGCCCCCAAAGTTCCATCTTATACTAGCACCTTTACTCCATGTATCTATTGCTTTATCTATAGTTTCAATAATTTTATTATATGAGTGATGTTCTTCTGTATTATTATGAACACTTGGCCAACAGTAGTCACAATCGTAATTACAACGTCTAGTAATGTCCCATAAAATTTGATACTCAATTGGAAAATTCATTTCTATTCCAACAGGAATAGTATCAAATGCTATGTGTGGATTTTTTACTGCATCTTGTAATTGTCCTTTGTCTTGTCCATCATACCCATATTTTGTTACATTTAAATTTTCTAAAGCTAACTCGTCTTTAGCTTTACTTAAAATTACATCGGCTCCACAACCACAACTTGTTAACGGACATGTAGTCCATTTTTTAGGAGCTTCCCATCCTGTAAAAATACTACCTTGTAATCCCCATACTTTAGTATCTTTTTGTGCTTTCCACTGCCAAGTTGCTGGATCTTTCATAAACTGTTTGTAAGGATCGTCAAAAAATATTTTTTCTAACCTTCCAATTTCTGCCATTAATTTATGTTGCTGTTCACTGTTCTTGTAATCATGCTTGGGCATAGGCCAACCGTTTTCAGTATTAGCATTTATCCAATCTTTACGTTTATCACTGCCGTCTGCTCCTATAATAGATTCTCTATATTCTTGCCATTGCCTATCTATTAACTTTGGATCTTGATTCGTATAGGTTGTTACACGCTGATCATGAACTTTACCGTAATGAGATGCACTTGCACAATTTGCAATCCATACATTACCATCATAATCTATGTATAAACTTCGCACTCCAGCACTACACTTCCAATCTTTCCATTTGTTTAAGTTATTTGCAATTACTTCATCAACACTAAAAAGACTATACTGATTATTTTTGTTATAAATTCTAAGTTGTTTATTGTCTGTAGGTTGATCCACTTATACACGCTCCTTCTTACTCATTATATCAAAGTTACAATGACAATAGCTTTTATTGCATATAACAGGATCAATAGGCCATGCTATGTTATCAGGATCTTTCATATTTCCTAAAGAACCACCAACACGGCACCAACCAATCATTACAGTTCCATCAAAGTCTACAACAATCTGTTCAACGCCACTATAACACTTCCAGCCCTCCCAGTTGTTAGTATTTTCAGCAATAAATCTATGTGCGGCACTATTTTTTGTTTTACCTGTTACTGTATCAATCATATCCATACTGCCTCTATAAAGTTTAAAGTTGTTGCTTTCTTCAGTATACTTTATATGTTTTCCAAAATCTTGCCATTGCCTATCAATAACATCAAGTTGGTCTTGTGTGTAAGGAAATCGTTCATTACCAAAGTCGATTACAAGCGGTTGCAACGCTAAACTAAAATTTTCAGCTTCTTTAACTAATCTTTTTGTAAGATTTACTCCATTATTAAATCTATCTTTATCAGTATGCATCATAATGTTTACATGAGTTCTACAAACCTTTGACATAATTTTTACTACTTCTAAAAAGTGGCCTGCTTCTGCACTTTCAGGATGAAAACTTAAACAAACATGATCAAAATTATTTTTATTCTTTTCCCACCAACGAATAGTTCTACTAGCGTTACTAATAAATCCTATATCGTGTCCTTTAGACTTAATGTACTGAGCACACTTTATAAAATCTTTCCATAAAGTTACTTCGCCTCCAGTAAACTCAAAATAAACTTTCCTTGGAGCATAATGTGTTTCACAAGCATCAATAAATTTTTTAATTACTTTAAAATCTTGCCAACCAAAACTACCATTATTTAAAATAGGAGGACAGTAACTACAGGTATAGTTACACATGTTTCCTAAATTCCAGTTTACAACAACCCAGTCTTTAGCTTCTTTATGATGATGGTCTAAGATATTATATTGCATATATTATTTCTTTCCTAATCCGCTTATTCCTCTGTGTCTATCAACACGATCAGGTTGTCGGTAAATTGTTTTAAAGAATTTACTAGCACCTTGAGAGAACGGTTCTTTGTCTATAGGTATTTGAAGTTCATTAATTAATTTTGTTCCGTAATTTGTAGATAATTCTAAAATTTTATCTTCAGGTATGTCTGCAAATTCTTCTTCCCATAAATTATTTAAATATTTAAAATCTCGTACATTAATGTAATTCCAATCTGTACACATTGTTTTATATACTGCGGCTCTAGTTCCTAATATAGCCCAGTTTCCGTTTTCTACATCTGCGCCAACCATTGCCCAAATATACATCCAATGTAGACATCTCCAATGAAGATTTAAATATTCTTCTTTGTTTGGTTTTATACCTTGATTAAGAGATAATTTAACTCCTTCTCTAAACCCAGCTCTCCATGCTTGTTGAGGAGTTTCGTTATTATATACATCTGAAAAACAACTATTCATTTGTACATATTTTAAATCCCAACAAAAATCTACTTGAGCAGCTATGTTATTTGGATCTGCATTTTCGTGTGTCCGCATATTTAATACATGTTGTTTAGGCCAACATTTTAAGCCGCCGTTTCCATATAGTAATCCGTTAATAGTATTTTTTCCTGCCCAGCTTATTACAGAATTTTCTAACTCAACATCATCATCAAAACTAATTTCTTCTTTTAAAAAATCATTTTTAATTCTGTTGTCGCCGTCTACTGTAATAAAGCGATCAGTTTCTGATAATTCTGCACAGGCTTTGTGTGCCGCGTCACTACCGTCTACCCCGTGTACACGTTTTGCCCACGGAACTTTAGTTAAGAGATCTGCATAGTTCTTCTCAGCATTAGGTTCATCATAACTTAGATAAATTACGTCATAATCTAGTACTTTAAATTTATTAGACATATAATTATTCCTTTACAACGTGATAAAAGATTTCATTAATAACAGGACAATACAAACTTATATTGTCTAGTATGACTAAAGAATCATTATCACACTTGATATCAAACATTTTCTTTTTAGTAAATTTTCTCATATCTATAAATAGTTCTCCTATTAAGATATTAGGGTTATGTTCTTGTGTAATATACACTCGTTTGATTTGACTTAAATATTTATTTGTCTCTAGGTTGTTACGTATTAGGTCTGAAACTTGTGCCTTTGCTTGCCATTTTTTCTTTTTTTTGTCTTGAAAGATATAGAATGATTTTGGATCATATTTAGAGATTTTATCTAAAACTGTAATTTCATGAATACTTTTATCAACATCAAAATTTTCAGGAGCATCTTTTCTTACAAGCTCTGGAGGATCTGTACTTGTTATATTTGTAACTTTGCAAATATAGTCAACAAGATTAGCTTTGCCTGAAACAAATTTAACATACTCTTCTTTAGAAATCACAATATAAGGTTTATCTTCATTCAATTCATTTGTAACTGATAATAATTGTCCTGAAACATCATCATAATATACATAAAATGAAAACATTACAATAACTCCAATCTATCAACTATTCTATCAGTTAAAAATTCTGGCTCTACGTAATGTAATATATTACGTTGTAAAAAATTACCAATTAACATAGTTTTATCATTAGTTAAGTATCCGCCTAATACTGTAGTCCATTTTTCTGGCACTTCATGCCAATTTTGACAATGAGGTTTCATATGGGTAAATGTTATAAAAGAATTAGAATCAGTTATTTCAAGAGTATTATTTAATATTTTACTTACAATACTACAACTTAAATCCATACTACACCATTTTTGATAATAGTTACTTGCAAACTTTCCGTAAAATAATTCCCAATTTATCATAACTATTTCTAAAAGTTTAAAAAATTCATGTGCAACATCTCCTTTTTTAAAATAATAAAATGCACTATATAAATTAGGCAAATTATTTTCATTAAAGGTTTTTCTATAGTACACTGAATCTACAATTTCATTTCGATAATTCTTTACATTACTTACAAAAAATAAATCTCTCTTTTTAAGTTCTGTCCACCAATGTGTAATATCATGTAACACTAACATATCTACATCCATAACAATGGTATGATCATATGGAGATGCATGATATACTTTCCATCTATTTTCAATTTTCCAGTCTGTTTCTTGTGCTTGGTCAGTCCACGGTATTTTTATAATTTTATCAAATACTGGTCTATACTTCGTAGGAACTTCATCGTTAGTAACCAAAGATACATTTTGATCTTTATTAAACTTATGTATACTTACTGCAAGAGCATATGCTTGCTTAATATAATCTACAGTAGCATTATTCTGTGCTAGTAAACAAAAACCTTCACTCATTTGCAAACTCTTTATCGCTATCTATTGCTCTACTTAAACTAAATTTATTCATTACATGTACGTTTGAGTCTTCTACTGTTACTCCTACATAATAACCACCGCTACTAGTATAGTCGCAAATAAAAGATAATTTATCACCATCTACAGAATGTAACATATCTGCATCAGATGCCATATACATATTACCTGGCATTTTTATAGGCCAATTTGGGTTAAGTTGAAATCCTCGTAAAATATGTATTGCTATACTAAACGAAAAGTCGTTTCTATAAGTGCTATGTGGAATTTGATATATTAGTCTATAATATGGCCAGTTGTCTTTTATGTGTTGTATTAATTCAAAATACATTTTCATAAACGGTGTCTTCTTAAAGTAAAAACCTGTAGCCCACCACATATCAATTGAACGGTCGCTTATCCTATCAAATTTTTGTATCTTTCTTAATGTACTAGCAATATCTGTTGGATTTCTGTATATTAAAAAGTCTTGATTTAATTTAAAACAGTTTAATAAACTATCATTGCCAATAATATAGTCTGCATCTAATACTATAGTTTCATCAAATGGTGTTAGGTTATAACAGTCTGGACGACTGTGATTTTTCCACGGTAGTTTTCTTATAGAATATACTCCATCTAAGAATCTTTTTGTTTGAGGTGTAAAAACTTCAGGAATATCTATTATTTGGTCTATATATTTTTCAAAGAAAGGAAATCGTTTTGTAAGATAATTACGATTGTCAGTTACTACTGCAACTGGTAATTTTAAATGATTTTTAATTTTCTTTGCACAAAATATTGCTTGTTTGATATAATCAACATCTTTATTATTAAGTGCAAAGAGCAATACTCCTTGCGTCATATGTTAAGAATACCTTCTACTGATCTATTTTTTTTAATTTCGTTAAATTTTTGTAAATATTCATTCATGTTTTTTGAATATATACTAAGTATTTCATCTAAAAAATCTTCTAGTTCTTTAACTTCAATTGGTGTATTATTATCATCTAATAGAATTGCATCTTTTTGGCCGTTTTGAATTAGTGTATGACAAAAATTAATAATATCTCTATTAACATTAAACTTACCACCGTTTACATAATGTACACAATTTTCTAAAAACTTTTCGTGAATAAGATTACGTTGATTGTTTAACGTAATCATAAGATTGGAAAAATCTAATGCTTTTTCTAGTCTATCATCCATAGAGTACTCCTTTAATAATACTACTAGTATATACTAAAAAAAGCGATTTGTCAATGGAATATGTGGCTTATGCTATGCCAGAACCAACAAATGCATATGTTGGAGTAACTATAGAAATTGGTCCATTGCAACGGACTTGTGACATAGTAAGATCAATATCTAGATTTACAGTTTCGTCAGTAAATGGATCACCTGAGTCAGCATCTGTCCAACTAAATTTAAAAGTAATAACACCACTATTGTTGTGTTTGGCTTCTACTTTAATACTATTTTCTGCATATAAAGAATCTGATCCAAATTTTACTGCAATCTGTTGGTAACTAGTAGTCAAATCTTCCGATCCAAATCCTGCACCAACTGTAGCTGTACCTGTTGTAGTAGTAGCACTATTTTTAAATGTAATAGTGCCAAAATTAGATAGCATTGTTGCCCAATCTGCATCTTTAGTTCCTGAGCCGTTAGTTCCTGCTGTTGAAAATCTTATTTCTCCACCAGTATTAAAAAAGTGTCGTCTATGATCATCACCTGTTGCTGTTACATTTGCGCCGGCATTATTTTTACAAACTGCTCCTCCTGCAAAAGATACATTTACCTCAGCAGTTAAAGATTGCCAACCGCCAGTATAAGATGCTCCGCCTGTTGCTGGAGTAATTTTAGATTCTAGCACTAAATGGCTAGCAAACACTTGTTCTGGATCTGCTTCAATAGCAGCAAATAGTCCACTAAAATCATTAACACCCTTATTAACATCAGGATTAACAATAGTAAAGGCATCACTAGCATCACGTAATACAGTACTACCTGTGCCTACATTTGATTCATCTGCACCAATTATGTTTCCAGTAATTATTTCGCCAACACTAGTTGATGTATTTAACTGGTGTGCATGGATTAAATTAAGATCTGTGCGTAATCCTGCCCATTGTGCGGCTGTAATATCAGTTGTTCCTACTATTGCTTGTCCAGTATTAGCCATAGCAACACCATATCCGCTTCTGCCGGAGCCAATACCTAGTATGGCATTAACACGAGAAACATAATCATTATATTCTGTTGCTTCAACATTTCCGCCTACTGAAACCATTAACTAGTAACCTCCATTATATTACGTTATAATGTATTTATCGAATACATCATAGGCAACAAATTTTTACAGTTCAGAAGTGTTATTATAAATTGGGGATGGAATTGACACATATGTTCCTGAAGGACGTCTATGTGTAATAGAACTTAAAATATCGCCCGATACGTTAGGATCGCCGCCACCATCAGCATTATCTTGAAATTGTATTTCAAACTCTATAATATTATCTGCTAGTGTTTTTGCGTTTACTGTATACATATTGTTAGCGTAATCGTATGCTGTTCCTAACTTATGGAATATTCTTTGTGAGGAAGATGTAAGTTCAAAATTGCCAATTGCTGTTGGAACGCCTGATCCACTTTGTGTAGTTGCATGAGACGCTATTGATATTGTTCCCATTGCTGCTAACATAGCAGCCCAATCTGAATCTTTGGCTCCTGAACCATTTGATAAATTAGCTTGGAATCTAATTTGTCCGCCAGCATTAAAAAAATGCCGCCTTGCTTCAAAATTTGTAAATGTTACTGTAAATTTATGAATGATTGTACCGTTCCATTCTGATACTCTAGTACTAGATAAAACTGCTTCAACTGAAGCTTGTGTATCATCACATAATTGTTTATCACCTTCAATATCGTTAACCAACGCTAAGTAATCATTGATGCCTTTTGCTGTATCTGCAGCTCCGTCTTTATCTATAGACTCTGATGCACCAATTCTGTCTGTTGAAGCAATAGTTGATAAAGTAGTTAAACTACCGGTTTGATGAGCTCTGCACTTATCAATATCTGATTTTAAATTTGTGAGGTGTAATGCTGTTATAACTGTATTTGCTGCAACAATTGAACTGCTTAACGTTTGACCGTATCCTGTATCACTAAAGCCTTGGCCTAATACAGTTTCAATTCTACTTTGCAATCCATTAAATGTTGCGGCTGTGATTACTTCTTGGGCGTTAACTGTCATAACAAGCTAATCCTATTTTTAAACTTTCAATACACATTCAACCAGCTTCTCACTTTCGTTATCATTAGACTCTAATGCAATTCCTACAATACTTCGTCCTTCTGAATTAGCTGATTGACATACACCGTTTTCTCCTACATAAACAGGATCGCCTTTTACTACTGAACCTATAACACGTACTGGAACTCTTCCTTTTAATCCAACAATTTGACCTTCACTATCAGCGTTCATAAGATATGCAGGCGAATCTGAAATTACACCAATACTTATATCTACATCTGATGCTGGGTCAACTTCATGACTTGGATGTCTACAAATAGCCATTGCTGTTCCTACTGGATGTTCTTCAGCAGTAGTGTATTTTTCCGCTAAATCAGCATATTGTGCTTGTGTTGAAATACCAACAAAATAATTTGCTTTAAGTGAACCAGCTGGAATAGTTTGTGCATTAATAACTTCTGATGCAGCTGTTCTTGTTGCAACTGTACCATTAGCAATAGTCTCTGAACCTGCTCTATTAGTTCCATCTACAACTAAGTTTGTAGCTTTTTCTGCTAATCCTGTAAAGTTACTTGCATAAACATTACTAAACTGATGATCAACATTACCTAAAGTAACAGTTTCAGTTGAAACTCCATCACTAGCTAATCCTGGAATTACTGAGTTTGCTTGAATTTTTAAAGTATTTTTAATAGAACCTAACGTGTCTTTTGCTCGGATAGTAATTAAACTACCTATTTCATTAGCAATAACTGCTTCGTTCCCGTTTTCAATTTTGATTCTAAAATCATTTGAGTCACCAACTGCAATACCAACATCTGCAAATTCTGCTAACTGTGTAAAGTTTGCATCACCAACTTGAATATATCCAGAAGCATCAACACCACCTAGTTTATCTGCATTAGATGCTGTTCCCCAATATCTAAAGTTTGTAGAAGTAACACCGCCTGTTGCATTAACAGTATTCTTAAGTGTCATACCTTGTTTAACAACATCAAACCCTGCTAAAGCATTTGTAGCATCTGTACTATCAATCGTAAATGCTTGATTAGATACAATCATTACAACTTCATCGTTAATAATAGCTTTTATTATTGAACGTGAAGCACCTGTATTATCGTTAATTGTATCACTCTTCCATTGTGTTAAAAGAGAGCCTGCATCTTGTGGACCAACTAGTACAAAACTTGAACTGTTAAAAGCATAAAGCTGCTCGTTTACAGTATCCCACCAAAAGTCACCTTCTGTTAAGCCTGCTGGTTGTGTAGCACTTACTTCTGCTCCACCTGTTGTACGGAACTTAGTTCCATCATAAAATTTTAATTTCTTCGTTGAACTATCAAACCAAATTTGCCCTGAAATTGCTTTAGGAGGTGCTGATGTTCCTGAAAAGTTTTCTAAAAGAAATACAAAGTTTTCGTTTTGTATTTCTCCGTATCCGGCATAATTTTTACCAACTAACTTTAAGTCGGTAGTTTGGTCAATGGTTCCATCTTCGACAACTGTAAGTTGAGAATTATTATATCTGTCAATTGTGTATGCCATGTTTATCTAACCCCTATATGCATTATATTAATAGTATTTATCAGCATTACGGATAATTACTCGTGCTACCGTGTGACCAAGAAGTTCCATTACTAGTAAAAGTCATAGTATATCTTGTTGGTGTAATTGTTGCTGAACCTGACACTCCAGCGGCATCTACTGCAAGATCCTGCATTACTGATGTGGAAGATGATACATTGTCTTTATCTACTGCTATATAGGACTTATTTAAAGCCCCTGCAAGCAATCCTTGGCTAATATTAATACTTGCACCTGCATAGTTTGTGCAATGTACAGTAGCTATTGCTCCATTTTTTGTATTTGCAGGATATAAAGTTTGTAAAACTGCAATTACATCAGCTGTTGGTCCATTACCTGTACCTGCTGAGTTTGGATTTGAAAATCCAGTAATATCTAGTGAAAATCCAACATTTTCTGCATCAATAGTTATATCAACATAATTTTTTGTTGCAACACCTTGTGGATCTGTTGGATCAGTTACTCCAGTAATCTTTTGTGTATTTACTGCTATGTCGCCTGATGATACAATATTAAGGCCACCGCCAGTAATAGTAATAGTTGATCCGTCAAACCCTAAATTATCAATATTTAGACTTCCTAAAGTACCAATATTAACTAATCCTGTTGCTGTTGTTACTGTTGATGCTAGTTCTGTCTTACTTAAAACTGTTATGCCATCAATTTTAAAAGAAGGATCAGGATTAATTTCATTTGTAATTAAATCAATATTTTGATTAAAAGTCCAACTATTTGTTGCATCAAACCATATAATATCTTTACTGCCTTGTGACGAAGATAAAGTTATACCTCCTCCGTCGATAGCAGCATCGTTACCTTCTGTACTATCACCTTGCAATCCTAATTGTATATTTTTATCTTCTACTCGTAAAGTTGTAGTATCTAAATATGTTGTATCACCCGATACAAGTAAGTTTCCACCTACTGTTACGTTTCCAGAAAATTTTCCTGCTCCAGTAACGTCTAATTCAACTGTTGGATTATCAGTAAATACACCAACTCTTTCGTTAGTTGCATCAACAACTATACCTGAAATATATGCGTTACCTTTTCTTACTTTTAAATTAATATCTGTGTCAGCTTGTTGTGCTTCTATTTCTAATTGGTTAGTACCTGAATTAACTTTTAAAATTCCATATTCAATATCACCAACACCAACTGCTAATCCTGCTTGGTTCTTAATTGAAAGTTTACCAGTAGTTTGAGTTGCACCTACTGCACTCATAAAACTAGTTGTGTTAAATTTAGTACCACCTGCATCAATTAAGTTTTCTGCTGATTCTGCAATTCCTAAATACTTAAAGTCTGTAGCAATAGGATTAAATCCTTTTTTGTATAATTGTCTTTTAGGTGTTTGTGTATCATTAACATCTTGTGGATAACCTGGAATGCCGTTTACAAGTTCAACATAAAATTGACTGTCTGCAAATACGCCTACTAATTGACCGCCTATAAATAATTTTAATGCTGTGCGTGTTACGTTTACTGAGTCAATAACTGATTGTACTTCAAAACCTGTTTTTTGTTGTCCTGCTTGATACGGTGGTCCAGCTAATACTAAATCTGTTCCGTCAAAAAAGTATAACTGATTATTTTTACTATCTATCCAGAGATCGCCTGCAACCATTGTAGGTTGTGTTGTAGAAACAATAGGCCCGCCTGCTGATTTAAAAGCAGTACCGTTATAAATTTTTAAACGTTGTTCGGTTGAATCAAACCAAAGTTGTCCTGTAATTGGTGTACTAGGAGCTGTTGTATTTGAAAAGTTTTCTAAAAGTTTTACAAAGTTTTCATTAACAGCTTCACCAAATCCTGTATAGTTTCTACCTACAAGTGTTAGACTTGACGATGTTACATCAATTTGACCATCTACTAAATCTACTAGTAAGTCACCGTTAGCTTTATTAATTCTATAACTCATTACGTACTCCTACCAGTGTATATGATATAGTTAATTATCAAATGTGGATTCATTAAATTCAAAGGTTGTCCAACAGCAGAATCAGATTCAATTCCGCCACTGTTTGGTAGATACTGTCCACCATTTGTTGCTGTAGGTCCGTCACCTCTAAATGCTCCTGTATCCGTTGTTGGAGCAGCTAAATCGTTAATAGCATAAAACTGTGTTAATGCATCGCCTTTTAAATCGTGTTTGTGATCTGGTAAGTTAGTAACAGCAATATCTGTTTTTTCTTGTCCGTCTTGTGAACCTATAATATCTGCTGATTCATCTGTAATAACATTAGCACTAGTTCCGCCCATATTATCTTTACCAACAGTAGTTCTACCTCTTAAATCAGGAACTTTAAAAAACCCTGTTGTTACTGATGCTTCAGCACCAAAGTTATATCCAATTGCTGTAAACAAAGCAGTATAATCAGAAATTCTATATTCTGAACCATCACATAATAACCAATCTTGTGGTGATGCTGTGCCGCCGTAAGCCATCATTACTCCTGCAGGGTTAGTTGCTACAGAGGAAAATAAATTTGCTCTTGAAATTTTAGCTAAGCCAGTTGCACCTGTTACTCTGTTTAGTAAAAATTCATCATCAGCTTGTGATGCTACTGTTGCACTTTTACCACCAATAATTGTATTACTAATTGTAGCATTAAATATCTTAGTTGATCCGCCAGTTTGTCCGTCAAATGTAAATGCTGGTGCAGTAACGTCTCCTGACAGTTGAAAATTAGTTGCAGTAGTTAACTTATCTGCAGATCCTGCTCTACCTGATACTGTACCACTTACATTTCCTACAAGGTTTCCAGTAAATGCTGTTGAATAAATATTCTTCCATTTAACAGCAGCAGTTCCTAAATTATACGTATTATGAGCAGTTGGCATTAAATCGCTTAGTGTTGACGTTCCTGCAACGTTTAAAGTACCACCTGTGTAAACATTCTTAGCAACTCCAAGTCCACCTTTTGTTACTATAGAACCTGTACCTATAGTTTCACTTTGTGTAGTTGAGTCTATAGCCGCTGTTCCACTAGCTTTTATGTTGCCTGTAATATCTAAAGCTTCATCTGGAGCAGTATTATTAATACCAACTCTTAAATTAGAATCAACTCTTAAAACTGTTGTTAATATGCCATTATTTTTTACACGAACATCAATATTAGAACCTTCAATTTGATGTTGTATAACTCCAGCTGATCCTTCAATACCAATATTTAATTCAGCATTAACACCGTAATTGATTCCTGTGTTGTTTTGAACATTAATAGGATAGTTTGTTGTACTAGTAACATCTGATCTTAAAAAGTTTGCTGCAGGAATAGCTGACCCTGCAACTATTAAACTTTCTGATTTTTCACTAGTTCCTCTGTATTTTAAGAATCCAGCGCCAGTAATATCAACGCTACTTAAATTAACTCCTGGTGATATTGTTGAAAATCCAGGAATAGCTGTCTTTGGTGTAAATGCGTGTGTTGAAATTATTGCAGCTGGCTTTGATAAAACATCAAGTTGTATAACTGTATAAGATACGTTATCGGTACCAACAATAGTTGCTGGGGTTACTCCGGTTGATAAACCATCACTAAATTCTGGACCAATTAAGATCCAGCCAGATCCTGAAAACAAATATAGTTGCTGATTATCTGTATCTACCCAAAGATCACCTAACTGTGAAGTTGATACGTCAGGAGCAGAAACTGCTTTTTTAATACCTGCCGCTGATACCCAATTAGTTCCGTCAAATACTTTTAGTGTTTCTGCACCTCCTGTATTGTCGTACCATAGTTGTCCTTCTATACCATTACTTGGCGCTGTATTAAAAGCAAAGTTTTCTAATAGATGTAAAAAGTTTGTTGCAATAGCAGACCCATATGCTGTAGTATTTCTACCCGGAATCTGTAACGTTGTACTAGTATTTAAAGAATTATCTTCTACTACTATAGTACCTTTATTTGCAGCGTCTGTATATGATATAGTATAAGCCATCTATTTACGCCTCATTAAACCCAGTTAAACTTTGAATTCTAACTGTATAATCTATTTGTATAAGTCTGTTAAGTGATTTTTGTACTGGATGAAAAATAACATGAGTAAGTAATCTTCCAGTTCCGTCTGCGGAATAGGCTTTTAATCCTAATTCATCAAAAACATATAAACTTGAACCATCTGTAGCAGTATCGTAAGCATCTTGCCCACTAGGTTCGCTATAATCAAGTAAACATGTAACTAATACATCTGTATAGTTTGTGCCACTTACATGTCTTGTTTCTATTTTATTTCTTACAGGATCTAAATTGTTTACACTTCTATCATCAACTACTTTTGTATGAGTTTGATTGTATAAACTTGCATTTGTTCCTGTTGAATTTGGTGTTAAGTAAGTAATAATACCTGTTGGGTCAACGCTAGTGCCACCGTTACCAAAACTCATTTCATAAATCCAACCTGCGCCACCGTTACCAATACTTTCTGCAAGGCTTAAACTCATGTTTTCATAATGAATTGCATTACGCTTATCAACAAACGTATGATTTGATTCTGGATCGTGGATCTTGATATGTCCTTGTATCAAAACTCCGCTCATATCATTTAATTTGTCTGTCATATTTTTTTTCCTGTCATTGTATTTATCGAGGTAGGTCAACACTTGTAGCTCGTAAGAATCTACCTATATCAGTATCTGCTTGGCTAAGTGCTATACCTGGATCTGTCCATTGTTTTCCTTGTTTTCTTATTATAATAACCTTTTGATTTTCGCCTGGCGTAGTTAATAACGATAATGTACTACCTAAAATTGAAAATTCTGCTGGTAATATTTCGTCACCTTCTGGGCTATCTTGGGCTATACTGCTTGTTTTTACACCATTTATAGTAGTTTCAAACTTATAAGAAGAAATTGAATTTTTTCTTAATCTCTTTCCTGCTACAAATACATCAAACTCGTTAACTCCGCCTGTTCCTGGTGTAAAGTCTAAATCAAACGTAGAACTTGTGCCGTCTGCTGTAAATACTGTACTAATTGTTTCATCTTTATATGGTATTGATGCATTAATACTTTGATCATATACTTCTGTACCACTTGTATGCAAATCATTTACTCCTGTACCTAACGTACCTCTTTGTAACTGTTTAAGTAAATTTCCTTCTTTAATTCTATACTCAATTCTTTCACCGTTAACAAATATAATTCCTGGATACTCTGATCCTGCTGTTGGATCAGTTATTCCACTAGCGTCAACTAATTCTATTGTTTTATCGTAAGGTGTTAAATCTTTTCCAAGAATATAGTTTTTATCTCCATCTATTCTCTTGTAATGTGTTCTGTTAAGCATATCCTTAAATTGTCTAAATCCAAATTTAGTAATTACTGTTGGATTACCAAAATGTAATACTTCTATTCTATCACCTTGGTTTAAAGGACTTACTAATTTAATAAAATTCTTGTCTGTAGTAACACTATAGTCTACATCTGCAAGTAAAAGTTTGTTATTTAATATTACCCAAACATATTTAGAATCAACTGCTGGACTTCTTAATTTAAATAATCCTGCACGTAAATTATTTAAGAAATAGTATTCAGGTGTACCTTTTGTAATTGGTGTATTCTCTTGGACTTGATAAGATTCTCTTTCAAATTTTTGAGCTGTACTATTACTAAACTGATAAACTTTCATTCTAGTTCCAATTGGCCTATCTACTTCAAAAGAACAAATAGTTGGCGTTGGAACAAATACGTTTGATGAATCACCTTGTTGTTCAAAGTAACCAAATCTATATTGACTTTCAGTAATAATGTATACTAATAACGTATCTCCAGCTACACCAATGTTATCTGAAAGTTTTACTGTGTTGCCTTTTTGTTGATCTAAAGGCGTATCACTATCAAATGCTTCAGCTGATGTAAATGTCCAGTCTGTTGCATACTCTAACATTCTACCATTTAGGTAAACTTGAATCTGTGAACTTTGTACTAATGCAATAGGTATTTGCCAAAGGTCTAATTTATAATCTCTTGCTGACGAAACCGTAAACTGCTGATTAAACCCAGAATGTAAAATATCATCTCCTATTTGTACAAGTGTGTGTATGCCTGCAGGACCGTATGAGAAAGGTGCTTGACTTAATACAAGTGTATCGTTTCCTTGTGGAGTTGTAGCAATAAATTCATCTACTACTACTTGACTAAATGAATCTAATTCAGATCCGTCACCAATAAACAATGCAAATCTAACAACGTCTCCTGCCTTTAACGGAGAAGCTAATACTAGTTCAACATTGTTTGGATGCGATCCTGTACTTTTTACAAATACAGATTCTAATTTTTTACCATCACATGTTGCAATACCTTGAACATTATCAGTCCATCGTACATTTGTTTCAAAGCTATTTGAACTGCCATCACTTACAAAACTATCTATATCTAAAATTTGCAAGCCTGCTACTTCAACAAGTGTTAAATTAATTTTAGAACCTTCTGCTGGTGCAACTTCAAAGTCTACAGTTTTATTAACATAGTTTACTGTATAACCTAAAGTTGAATCATCTGTAGTAGGTTCAAGTATATCAGAGCCTACTTTTACAAATAATGAACTTCCAGTAAATGGCGTCTTTCCTAAATCAAACGATTTAGTAGATCCATCACCATTATAATTTCTATTTACAACTATACTACTTCCGCCAACTGGTCTTTCAAAAACACTTATATCAACAGAGTCTAAAACTTGTCCTGGAACGATTTCTTCAGGACCTTTGCTTGTAGTAGGAGTAACAAACCCGTCACCGTCTACAGTAATATCTTCTGACTTTAAACCTGTAGCTGAATTGTAAGCAAGTGTGCCGCCAACTATTGAAGTATCATAACTTTCAGGGTCGTTAATAAAACTACCATCACTTGTTTCTTTTCTTACAATAATTGTATCATCAACTTGAGTTGGTACTTCTAACTCTTGTAATTCTATAACTGTAGTTGTGCCGTCACCAGTAATGCTTTGCATTATTGCATTAGGATTTTTTACTAGTGCTGAATCGTATCCTGGTTCTGGTGCCCAGTTTGGATCGTCTAATCTTATACCGTTTCGATATAAATTATAAACTACTCCATTTTCTAAAGGCTTGCTTAACGTAATACTTATTGTACTGCCATCAAGTTTGAATACTTCATCTTCGTATGTAGTATCGTATGTATCCCAGGTATCAGTATACCAAGGAGCTGAGTCCCAACCAGTGTTACCTCCAAATTCAAAACTTTTTACTTCTACTCCGCCGTAATCAATACCGTCCATAACTTGTGATAAATCATTACCAAACTGTCCAGCAATTGGATTGTATGATAAGTTAACTCTATCTGCTGCTGTTAGATATTCAATTGGTTTTTTATATTTTATTACTATAGAAGAATTACTTGCTGGTGGTTTAGTAAATGTAACTCTACCAAAATATCTATCATATCCTTTTGTAGTATCTTTTATATTTTCATATGTATATTCACTTTGTAAAGAAAGTTCACCTGCAATAGTTATTTCTACAGTATTTGTTTTTAAGTCCATTGGAAAGATTAAATCAAATACATAAGAACTACCTGATCCAACAAATGTCTGCGATTCACTTAGTTTAGTTACTACAAATTTTCCTATAACTCTGTCAAACTTAACAGTAGTGTGCATTCCTCTAACTAACCCGTCACCTAATATTGCAACTAATTTTGCAGGTTTTCCGCCTTCTCTAATTGAACCATTTATTTCTACTACTGGAGGATTTAAATAACCAGTTCCTTTATTAGTAACTTCAATAGAAGCTATCTTGCCGCCTTGACCTAATCTTGCAATAGCAGTAGCGCCTGTGCCAGTTTCCGATGTACTTAAATCTTGTCCAACAAAATTAATTTCTGGCGGCTGTGTATATCCACTTCCAGCATCTGCTATTTCTACACGATTAATTTTATAAGATAAATTATCTACCCAATTTTTATTTGGATATGTTGTAAGGTCTGCATCAGTTCCTACAATAGCATTGTCAATAACTTTAACAGATAATGGCGTAATTGATTTTGTTTCATTATCCCATCTTGGAGGCAAATCAAAATCTGTAACTAAGTTAGCAGATACATTAAGTTGATTATAATCACTAATATATTCACGTAATTTAGATTTAAACGGTTTTACCTCTTTTAGGTATTCTTCGTAACTAGGTAAGTTATCATTTTGGAAAGTTATCTTTTTACTTAGATCACCTACATTGTGTCTTGCTTTAATAAAGCTAGTTTTAAATGCCCAATCTACTAAACTTTGTTCAGTAAAGACATACTTTAAACTTGATAAAAATAAATTATTGTATTCTACTGCTAGTTCATCAACGAATAAGTTATCTCTTAACGCCTCAAGAATAATCCTTGTTTCTTTAACCGGCTGTACATCGTAAACTTTAATATCATAACTTGCACTATCAAAGCCTGAACCAACACTGGTGTTAAACAGTGAAGGAAGGAATTTAATTGTTCCGTTTTGTCTACCAACTGTTTTATAATTTATTGTGTAATCAATTGAATCAGCATTATCAATTTTTTCTAATAGTAGCCAACCGCCTGAACCAACATTTGCTATTTTAACTATATCTCCTGTACTATCATCTAACGATTCTAATTGATAACTTGAATCAATTAAATAATTAATATCAGTAAATTCGTTATATCCTGTATCGTACCAATCTATATAATTCCAAAATAAAGATACATCAAACACTTGGCTAAGTTTTCTTACCCATAAAGTATTGTTTATATTTCTTTCGTAAACTGACCATTTACCTGATAGCGTACTATCACTTTTTACAAGAACTGCAAAAGGCCTAACACTTAAAGTTGTTAAAGTTGAACTATATCCGCTTCCTTGACTATTAACTGTTGCTGAGGTAACCGTGCCAACACTATTAATTGTTAATGTGATATCTGCAGCTGTTTCGTATCTCCCATTAATAATAACTTTAGGAATAACTTTATAACCTCTACCAGGGTCTGTAATAGTAACCCTAACTATTTTTCCATCAATTATTACTGGCGTTAATACTGCTTGTTTAACTTTTGCAGTACCTACAAATTCTAAATCTTCAAAAGTATCTACAACTAAATCATATGTATTGTTTGAAGCAGGCGGTATTTCTTGTTTTGAAAGTAAAGGCGTAATAATTTTATCGTCAACAATTAAGTTTTCTTTTAAGACTCCGTTAACTCTATCTATAACTTGCTTTAATGCTTCTGTTCTATTAACAAACCAACTTTGTCTTGGATCATTAAGAATGCCATATTTTTCTTTAGCTGATAAATTTGGATCAGGAACTATTCTACCTGCATCGTCATATCCAATTAAACTATCAAACCATTTGCGTTCTATATCTGCATTTGGTTTACTTGTATCTAAGCCTGCTGTATATAATTGATATTGATTATGAATATTAATATCTTGATTTTCAATAGTCCAGTATTGTATGCTAAGAGCAACTTCTTTATCTTTAAGAAGACTTTCACAATTATGTAAAACAAAACTTGTAGGACTTATGAAGTTAATAAATCTATATCCCATGCCTGCAGGATCATCTATGTACCGTGCAACATTAAATGAACTTAGTTTTCTTGATTCAATATTAGGTGCGGTAATTTTTCCTTTAACCCAGTAAAAATATTTGTTTGAAAATGTTTGTGCTATATCATCGTATACTCTTTTAGTTGAATAAATTGTATCATCATATTTTGTTGTACCAGAGATGCCTTCAGTTACTCCTTCAGTAGTTGCTGCTGTTGCATTCCATTCTGATGGTAATAATGTAGTTTCAATCCATTCGTATACGTCTATACTATTTCCTGTAAATTGTGTGTTCCAATTATTAACACTAAAAATAGTATTATTTTGATAAGCATTTAAAAATTTAGCTGTTGATAAATCCCACCAAAGTTCGCCAACTTGCTCTTGTCCCCAAACTTCTGATTTGTTAGTGTTTACATCTGAAGTTCCAACTGTGTATACTGCTGGATCATAATGCAACTTATATGAAAGTTCTTGTTCAGCTATACCAGGAATTTTTCCTTGTATAGGATCTAAGTAATCTATATAACTAATTAACTTATTTTCTTTTGTATTATACAATAACACTTTTTTAATTTTTGCTACATCAACAGTATCTTTAGGTAATGAATAAGTTGACCAAATATTCTTGTTAGTATCTTTTCTAAAATCTATTACTGCACCGTTTTCGCCTTCAAAAACTGTATGTTTTGGTAGTCCTACATATACATGACTATTGTTTGTATATAAATTTAAACCAAAGTCCCTAATACTATTATTAGGATTAGTATTTGCTACAGCTTGTGTAGAGTCTGCTAGTTCGTTATAAGCAATAGTTTGCCCGTAAACTAAATTTCCATCAATATTCTCATAAAGATAAACAACTCCAGTATCTATAAACTTCTTAGCAAAAGTAGTAAAGTTATTATCCCAAGTTGTTTGTGGTATACCATTTAAAGAATCAAATGTTGTCTTAGAATCTGAATCTCCATTTTTTGCTGTAATAGCTAGTACATTATTATCAAACGAAAGTTTAGTACCAAATAATTCTACCTTTTCGTTTCCTCTACTGAATAATGTTTGTGATAATTCAAATAATCCAGTAGTTGTATTTTTCTTCATTACAAATACTCGACCTTGATCAAGTTGTATACGTGACGGGTCAGCTTCACTACGTTGTGTTTCTGCAAAAGGTTCACTTATTGCAATCATAGTACCGTCATTGTTGATAGCTATAGCTTCGCCCCATAGCGTCTTATTAATTGACCAAATATCATCAGCATCAGTTGCAGTAGAGAAGCTGGTCTCTAGTATACTTTGAACTCTTTGATAATTTCCATTCTTATTTCTGTATACAACTACTTGATTGTCTGTTTCTGTTAAGTATTTGGCGACTCCTATAAGTACTTCACCATCATCAGAAACATCTACTTTACTAAAGTTATATATTCCTTCTTGGTCTTGAACTGTACTAGGATCAGCACTATCAAATATTGGTAGTATTTCTGTATTATTTGGTACATAACCTAAATAATCTATAGGCTGTGTTTGTTGTGTCCAGTTTGCTCCATTAAATATTCCTGGAGATAAGTTTGTATTAGCTTTATAAATGCCTCTGTCAAGGTAAATTATATCATTAGTCTGATAACTTACTAATGAAGAATATGTTCCTTGGAAATTTTTATCTTTAGCTAGTTCCCAATCCCAGACATTGCTATCAGCATCTGTTCCATGCTTTATAAAATAAGTTCGCCCTGGCAAGAAAGTACTGTCATCTAACCTTTTGTCTAATCTCTTAAAATCACCACGTCGTGAATAACTTTCGCCTGCATGTATAAACAATCTATATAAATCATTTTTCTTTGCACTTTTTATTTCAGATCCTAAGTAAAAGTCTTCTATTGCTTCTGGTACAATATAACTATTTAAAAGACCAAATCGATTAGTAGTACCTGTACCAAAGACCGAATACATTCCTTGATTTTCATAATCACTTGCTGTTGCTCCGTCTACAGCCGGAATACTATAAACATTTATCCAATCGTTATTTCCTGCTGAAGGTAAATTAGCTACAACAGGCACACCTGAAACTACGTTTGCTTCATAGAACCAATATTCAGTATCAGTCATTACAGATGTTGTAGGTAATAAAATATCAGCTCCTGAATCAACTACTATTAATTTTCCAATTCCTTCAGAAGCTAGTCCTAATGATTTTGCTTGTACTTCGCCCATCACACGATCAACTTGATATATTGGACTAGGATCTGTTGGTGTTCCTAAAAATTCTATTTCAGCATTATTATTAAACAAAGATCCGTTTGAGAAATTACCAACTACATCTTTTACAAATATCGTTGCATTTAATGCATCTCTTTGATAAAAAGTTACTTCTGCTGTTGCTCCTGTAGTTATATCTCTAACAGTATCTCCAACTCTAGGTTCAAAAGGTTCTCCGAATAAGTTAAACTTAGTAAATCCAAATTTAATATATCCGTCCCATAAGTCATGGACAGTTAATTGTTTGTTAGTTTGTGCATATGATAACCCAATAACAGCAGGGTCGTTGCTAGTACCTGACGCATACCTTGCTAATGAAGGAATAAACATATTAAAGTTACTGCCATTTGATAACGTATCAGTTAGTGCTTTAGGAGCTCTTAATACAAAGTACGGACTTAGGAAAGCAGTAGTTGTGCCGCCTGCACCTGGAAGTCCTTGATATGTTAATGTTTCTAAATAACTTGCTAAAGTATCTTGACTTGAAATAGTTGTTGTTTCATAGTCTCTTGAATTATAGTAATAATTAGAAGGTGCCGAACTATCAGTAATAGCTTCTTGGTATACTAAACCTTTACCTTGATCTGATGTTGTTGTAAAAATATTATATCCGCCCGGAACAGTAATCATAAAATAGCCACCGTAGTAACTACTTACATCTAATGCTTCTGAAGGTGCAGATGTAGTATATTCTCCAACAAAGTCACCGTTTGAAAGGAACAGACTATCTGTAGAGTCAAAACTACCTGTAACGCTATTAATGTATAATCCAAGGCTTCCGTCAACTTCATAAGAATATGCTACTGTACCTGATCCTGTTTGAGTTTGAACTGTATCGCCAATAGCTGGTTGATTTGTAAATGCATTAATATTAAGAATTAAATCAATCTTCATTTGTACTTGATGTGTACCGCTAAAGAAAGTAGAACTTAATTCTGACATACCGCCTCCTGGAAACGGCTCTTTACTTGTATAAGTTGTTTGCTCTTGATTTGCTATTGTTTTTGTATTCCACTTTAACTTAATTTCATCATTTATATCAAGGCCAGCGTATTGTAACTTTGGTACTTTAAGTAGCACGTGATCAACATTAATTTCAGTAAAAGGATACTTACCTGTTAGTATTACATCTACTTGTTCCGAAGCTTGTGTTGTATTACCAATTGATTCAATTTGTTGGACTACGCTACCAAAACTAGTAAATTGGATACTAGCAGATTGTGGTACAATTGATGTAGTTGATTTCCATAATTTATTATTATAAGTTACAATATCGTCTTGTACATACGCGATGCTAGGATCATAATTTGCTTTATATCTTGTTTTTACGTTACTTGCGTTAGGCGAACCAACAATTAAATATTTTCCATCTTCTGTTAAAGATACAGATGCACCAAATTTCTGTAAATTAGGCGGAGTTGTTAATATTGTATGCTTTGCAAGATCAAAGTCTTGTCCTGCTATATGTGTTTCTGATACTGTATAAAAATTATTGTTAAACTGTACTAAATCACCTACAGTATATGTAGCACCTGTATAAAATCTTTTATATGTAAATGTTGTATCTGTTGGAGCTGCAATAACTTGTGATAATACAAAATTTCCGTTTGACGAACCTCTTGTGTAAATATAAACTTTTCCATCATTTTCGTCTGGTGATCCTACTGCTAATACTGTATTACTTTTATTTGCAGACATAGATATTGCAAAGGTTTCGTTGGAAATGCTTTGGCCACTACTTAGATCTTGTAATTTTGTAAATGCTTGCGTATTTTCATATACAGTCCATTTACTGTCTTGGCCTTTATCTACCCAAAATTTTGATTTAATATTTGCTAATTTTTGTGCAATAGTATTTAGATTAATTAACGAGTCTGTTCTAACAGATACAAGTTTACTTAACCTTCCTATACATTCATCTATATCTTCAACTTTGTCTGAACTTTCAAATGTAATTTTTTCTAAACTTATAGACTTTACTTTAAAAAATGCACCAACAGCAGCTTTAGCAGTCTGAGCAGTTGCAAATGAACTATCTGCTGTATCTAGTGTTGTAGAAATTAAATCATAAACTCCAAATATATCTCCTACATTAATATCCTGCGGAGTTGAATTTAATGATACAGTAAATTCAGTATCACCTCCTGTTACTTTTTCTACTCTTAAATCTGTATCATCATGTCTATATATGTTCCAGGTAAGTTTATCATTACCTACCCAGATAAGATCACCCCGATTGCAATTTTTAAAATCAATGTTTAAAATTGAATTAAAATCTTCAACAATAAATTTTACATCATCTGGATTTACATACCCACTATCTTTTGCATATCCATCTTCAGAAGCAATATATTTTTTTGGAAAAGGTGCATGTGTATAATTTTTTGGTTTTAGATAAGTTTCGAACGGAGGTATTCTATAAACTAAATCTGTTTCTTCACCAGTAACACTCTGTACTAATTCAATAGGCTGAGGTGAAAGTCTAAATTTGCTTTCGTCTAGTTTAAATTCTACTTCATCATATCCTGCAGAGGCGCCGTACTGGCCTCGTTTAATTGCCCACTCTTCATAAAATTCTAAACTATCTTTATCAGCATTACCTAAAACATCAAATAACTTAGTAAGAGCATTTTTTGTACCTTTATCTTGAATAAATCCTTGATAAAATTTATACTGACTAACATCGTCGTTAATAATGTTTTCTAAATACTTACGTTTTTGATAACCAATAAGATGTTGTGCTAACCTTTGTTGCTCGCTATCAAAATTATCGCTGTCTAAATCGTAAAAGTCTGCAAACTGATTTGTTTTATATTCAAAGTTAGCAGTTAATCCAGACTTAGGTTTAGAGTCTAATCTTGTCCATTGTGTTGTAATAAATGATTCAGTTCCAGGAATTTTACTATTTGCTGTATAAAAGAATTCTTTGTGCTTTACAATATCACCTATAAAGTAATCTTTGTTTGATTCCCAATCTGATATTGTTGCTTGGTCATATACAAATCCTTCTATATTTAAACTGCCATCCCAATTTGTTGTTCTATATCCTAAAACTTTTATTCTTTCTTGCCTGTACCCTGGCTCAGGGTCGTATATAATATCGTTAAATACAGTCTTGTTATCTAATAAAACAACGTGTTCTTTTTGTACACAAGGTAACTTTATAGAAAAGATTCCGTCTGCCGAGCTTTTTGGTCTTAGAATAAATTCATTTGGATCTTGTCTATCAACTTGTATAAAATCAGAAGTTAATTTTTGTCCGTCAACTTTAAGTAAGGTATATCCAAAAAATCCGTCAAATATATTATCAACAACGCTATAGGTTGTTCTAAATTTTAGTTGATTTGCACCTGGACTTAAACTAATTAAAGTTCCTTCTGCCCAATTATGAAGCGTCCAAAAAGCAAACTCCTTTGTTGAAGTTTCCCAGTCATCTACTACACTAGCACTTGTTCTAAAATTATCAAATACAAATCCAATAGACTCTAAATACTTTCCATACCCTTGAATAAAGTCACATACATCTTGTATTGTTGGAAGTATACTTCCATATGGTAATTCTAAAGGTGCAAATGTTGCAAACTCTCTTCGAAGCGTAATTTCTCTACCACCATTAACAGGTAGCTTAGGTACACTTGCAAAATTAGATTCATCAAAAGTATCACTAGCTAAATGATTTTTTGTTACTCGATAATATTTTCCTGAATGTTCTACTATAGCACCTACTGTATAAGTACGCCCTCCTTCAAACTCTAAGAATGGTTCTGAAGTTCCGCCAATAGTTATTACAGGATCTCTATCTCTTTCAAAATGAGGGAAATATTTAAACGTTGTCGAAGTATCATCATAACCTTTAATTTTATAACCGCTTGCTCTTCTTTCAATTATTAATCCACTATAGGAAACTGTTTTAATTGGAGAACTTTTGTTAAGAAATATTGAATAATTCTCGTCAGGTACAAATACGTTTCCTTCATTAAGTGGTGTCCTACTATCTAAAATAAGTTTAAATTTATTTTTATCTGTATATCCGCCAACTTTAAATCCTATTTGATTAGTAATTGCTTTAATATTTTCTTTATATTCAGTATATGATGTAACAACACTAGATGCCATATATCCTGCAATATAATTTACAAGTCCTGATGTAAAAGTTTGTGTGCTATCTAAATGTGTATTAGGAAAAATTATATCTTTTAACTTAATTTGATTATTTTGTGTTTTATATACTATTTGTTTAGTTAAGTTTCTTACTTGATTAACCCTATCAAATCCTGTAGCTAATACTTTTGAAGGCTGACTTAGTGTCCAAGCAGTAATTAAGCTAAATGGATACTCACTACTTCTTCTCCATGCTGTTTCAACTGGTGCTTCGTCTCCAAATACAAACGAATCTGTTAATTTAGATGAATCAAAACTCTGTGCATATCCTGAATCGTTTGGACTTAATAATTGTCCGTTTTCATTAACAGGTAAATGTGTCAATAATCCTGGTCTTTTATATTTGTTTAAAATTTTTATTTTTTTGTTAGGCTGTCTTACAACACCATTTTGTAAATCAGTCCATAAAACTAAGTTATCTCTTGTATAAGGTGCCGGTCCATATTGTTTTTCCCACCAATCTGGTTTTATACTAAAACCTAACATTTCCCAAGGATGAGTATGCGGCCTGTCTGTATCATATGCTTCTCTATAAGCTGCTCTCCAAAATCCTGGTAATGAAACACCATTAGGAGATACTGCTGAAGAATAATTAAACGTCCAAGAATTTGTTCTATTATGAAAATCGTTTAATGTATAATCTTTGTCTACTAACTTTGACCATTGTATAAAGTCTGAAAGCATTGGGCTATCTATTTCTGATTTATTAAAATCAGTTTTTCTAAATTCGCCGCCTTGAAAATCATGAATATCAAATAAATCAGTATCATAGGCTACTTTAATATTATTAAAGATTCTTAGTTCTAATTCTAATAAAAGTTCATCTCTATAATCTTTAAAAGCTACAATTTTACTTCCGTCGTGTCCTTGTATTATAGGAGTGCCTTCTATCCATTCGTTAATATTTCTTTCTGAATCAGTAGTTCCATGATTGGATCCAGTGTTTGGCATATAAAATGTTCTATTAAGTCCTACAAAGGTATGTATATGAGAAACACCTGATCCGCCTAGTTCTATATCTTTAGCTTGGGCTTCTGATTGTGTAGCGTATAACGGATAAAACCATCCTAGTTTACCGGCACCTTTCTGATTAGGTCCTGCTGTTCCGTAAAATTTATATTCACCGGAAGGTGATTGTGGAGCTTCACTTTGTGTAGTATTATCAATATATAATTCTGGTTGGTAGCTAGGGTATAATCCTAACTTTGTAGGAGTTGGTGGAACATAACTTCCATTAGTTGTTTCGTATTCGTATATATCAAGTAGATCATCTTTTGCTTTAGTTGCGGTAACCCTACAAAAACCTTCACTATTAAACGTATAATCTTTATTATGTATTAATTGTTTTCCGTTTAGATACACTTGTACTGCATCTCTACTAGCAGTACTTAAACTAAAAGTTTTAGATAGTAAAAAATACTCTTGTGTATTATCATCTACTTTGTGCGTAGTTTTATTAAAAGATCCTTGTGGAATCATGTCTGAGAAATAATACGGCATTGAGTTAATTTTATCTTTATTAAGATCGGCCATTATTTTATCAACATGATCTTTAGTTGGGCCTTCCCATCCTAAGTCGTGTGCAACTTGTAAGAACATTCTTTTAAATTTACTATACTCTCTTCTTGCAAAACGCATTGATGATATTAAATTTGAATCTTTATCTAACAAACTATACATTGCTAAATTTAACGGTGAACTATGTTTTACAAACCTGTTACCAAACCTAGTTACATCACCTAAATCTCTTAAGTTACTACTTCCAGGAAATTTTCCTGTAAAGTCTGATAAGTCTTCTACAATACTAGATACATGATTGTTTACTTCACCTACCGTAAATTCATTAAGATTATTATTAAGAGGATTTCTTTCTAAGTTACTAGGAAACTCATAAAACCCGTTATCATTCTTTAGTGCAATTGAGTTTGTTTTTAAAACAACTGTATCTCCAATAGTTAACCCATTTGCTGATGTAAATGCTGGTTTTAAAAATGTAACTGTAGTTGCATTATTTGGTGACGTTCCTAATGTGTAATCTACATCTTTTAATTTAAGTTGATTATTTAAGAATACTGTTAAGTTTAAATCTGCAAGCGAAGCACTATTTTCATAAACATCTACTTCAAATGTTGACGTAGAATTGTCAAAAACATATTGTCTTGAAACTAGTTGTTTACTATCGGTAGGTGCTTTTGTCCATGCATTTTCATTAGTATACGATGCTATAGCAGAGTACTTTTGAAGGAATCCTATATCAGTATTTTTATAATATAATTGACTTCCAATTAAATATTCAAAATACTCTGTAAGTAAATCAAATTTAAAAGTAATATCACCTACGTTAGTAATTGTTCTATACGATAGAACAAGTCCAACTTCACTATCTGCTGTGCCTATAGTGCCTTCTTTGTAACTAAAAATTTTGTTACCTTTAAAGGTTGATGAATTGTATACTGTTATGTCGCTAAAACTCTTATTGTTTTCGTCAAACAGATCAAACAAGGGTGCTTGGTTTACGCTTGTTTTAGTTTGTGCTTGTTTCCATTCTGTACCATTGTAATAATACATTAACCCTTTATAAGCAGTACCTTGACTTACTAAAACAACTTCATTTGTTATAGGTTTAGAATCTGTTACTTCGATTAATGAAATTTGTTTTATATTTTGGTTTACTTCAATTTCAGGGCCATCAAATTTAAAAAACTTAACTTGAAAAATTCTTCCGTTTACTAAAGGATCTGGATCTGCTGTAAATAGTATTCTCATACCGTCAATTAAATCTACGCCATCAATGTTATATCCTGTACTACCTTCAATGGTAGAAAACACATCTTTTGTGTGTGTATCTAAAAGATTTACATTAGCTTTAGTTTGAGTACCAAAGTTAAATAACTTTAATCCTTTGTTAAATTCAATAATTGGTCTTTTTGCTCTAGCAGACTCGTCAATACTAACCGGTTGATCATTTAGCGTTGCACTTTGTTCAATAACAGATTTATGGAACCATCTATTATATCTACTCCATAAGTTTCCGTCGTTAGCTGAACGATTTATAAGCATGTAATCTCTTACTGTAGGATAACCTATAGCAGTATCAAACGGCTGTCTATCAAAGCCTTGTTTATCAAAGTCTACATCTACATCAGCTACAAATGCACTAGGTACTGTTAATTCGTCTTCATTAATTAAAACAATTTTATCACCAACACCTTCAACATAATATTCTCCTTCAGCGTATTTTGCAGGTGTTACTTCTCCAATAAATTTAATCTTCATTCCATTACTAAGATCAAATCCGGCGCCTGTTGTATATGTTTTTTTACCTAATACTTCTGCATCAATATCAATAGCTGAGGATTCTTCAATATTTGCAACTTTTATTAACCCTGCTGCTTCTATGTCATTGTCAGCTACATAATATAATATATTAGGTGTAGTATCAGTTGGTGTAAATGTAATTACACCTTCTTCTGTACCTTGATTATCAATTAAATTATTAGTAGCAGATAACATATCTGCTTCATTTAGACTACGTTTTGTTCTAATAGTAAACGGCAACCCAGGTGTGTTAATATCAAACTTATATGTAACACCCCTAAATAATTTAATAGTAGGATTTTGTGTAAGTCCGTCAGGAGAAAATACATATCCAAAATTATCTAAATTATCAGCAATACTTACTGTGTATGTACTAACTACTTCTGTAGTTTGTCCTCTGACATCAATTGTTTGCGGACCACTTGGAAGCCAATAATATTCTCTAAAATTAATAAACTTATCCCAATTGATATGGGGATTCCAACTATAGTATTCTTGCTTATTAGCTATATTATGATCTTTAACTTTATCATTAAAACTAATAAGTTGATTCATATAATCATTATAGTCTTTATAAAATTTTACAGAATCTAAATTATCTTTAATAACAGCTGCAGGTTCAAACTGATAATTTTTTCTACTATCAGAAAAATCTCCTATATAATTGTCATCTTTGTCAAATGACGCTGAAGCCTCACGTCCATAATATCCGTTTAGCTTTTCAAGAACTCCTGGTTGAACTAACTGATCTAAAGTACTAGATAAAAATTTACTATTAGGTACTGTTCTAAAATATTTTGGAAGATGCTGTTCTGTTTTTCTTTTGCTTGGATTAGCTTTTCCGTCGTTTTGGTTGTTATCGTATGACATTAGTAACCTCCGCTACTACTGGAACCTGAGCTACTTGAACTTGAACTCGAACTTGAACTTGAACTTGAACTACTACTGCTTGAAGATGTTGACGTTGTGTTTGTCGCAGTGGTGTTTGTTGAAGTTGTTGAACTTTGTATACCAGCAGATATTCGTGTACTTGCTGTTACAACACCGCCCTCTTGAGTTCGTAATCGTGTTGCTGTAACTGCATCTATAACATTAACGTTATCTACAGTTGCACCACTTATAAAAATTTCATCGCTTTCTGATTTTATTTCGTATAAGCTACCAAATACTTGCGACGTTTGATTTGGAACAATAATAAATGTAACTAAATCAGGTGTCATTTGCGACATAACATAATTTGCCATTTCGGAGAAGAAAAATTTATCTCCAAAATCCCAGTTTTCAAGTGCAAAATATTCGTTTATTGCTGAAACAATTCTAGATTTAATATCATTGTCGTTTAACACAATATCAGGATTTTTTACTACTTTAAATGTTGCTTGCAAATCTGCGTCTGCCCTTTCTCCAAATAACACTTTGTACTTAACTGGATGGTAAATTATTTCATCTGATAATGATTTAATTTTAGATAGTTGCGAATTATACGATAATGATAGTGCATCAGAACTTGGTGGTAAAGGTAAAGTTCCTGCACCATTTAAAAATAACCTAAAATCTGTATCATAGCTTTTAGTTAAGATGTATGTATCAATTAAATTACTTGCACTTGGGTCAATTCTAGAACTATCATCTGCTCCGTGAATATAATGGAATGTTAGATCATCTCTACCAACCCTTGCTCTATAATCTGTTGTTTGTTCTAGTACACCTATTGTACTATTATATGTTTTAAAAATATTGTTATTAGTAAAGTAAAATAATTGTCCATTAGTATATGTACTTAATGCTTGTAATGATGCTTCTAAACTTAAAATTATTATTCCTAATGTTGTTGCAGATACATAATTAAAGTCTTCTACGCCGTCAGTTGTAGTGACCTTTTTTTGAAATATATACTTTGTTAAAGGGTTTGTAGTTTCATCAACAATAGTATCAAAGATATCAGGATCGTCTACAACTCCGTCATCATCACTATCAAAGAATGTAATTTCAATTTTTTTACTATCAACATAACCTTCTGCATCTCTATATTCTTCAGTTAATTCCCAATCATAGTTAACTGTAAATGGTAATGCACTATCAGGTTTAGTATTAATGTTTAATACACTAATTTTATCTTTAACAATTTTACCAGTTAAATTATTATAAATTTTATCTGTTTTATCAAAGTAAAATCTCATTTCTTGATCGCTTTCAAAAATGTATCTCATTCCTCTATGTTTAATAGTATATGTTTCACCGTTAGTTTCAAATAATAGCATCCAACTAGCGTCTAATTGTTGGTTTGATATGTCGCCAGTTTTACCTGTGCTAAAATTAGCACTAACATTTAAGTTATTTTCTGTAACAATTCTCCAAGATCGTGTATCAGTACTATAACGTAATCCAAATGTTTTGTAAGCAAATACTTGATCAATTAATTGTGTTGATACGTCTGCTTCTAAAGAGCCTGCTAATCCTGGAACAATTTCAGATAATCTAGCACCTGTTGGAATAATATCATTTAACGAAACTGGGCCTGCTCCTGTTGTAGCAGTTATAGTACCATCACCGGATACAGCAGCTATCTTAACCCATTTATAATCAACTACACCTTTTTTACCTTGATAACCTGTATTACTTACTAAATCAGTATTTAAAAAACTCTGTCCTACTGGTGGTAAAAACTTAACTAACGATCCTGGAACCATTAATTTTAATAAAGATGAAGTAAATGAACCTAGTTGAGATCTTACATCAGCAGAGTTTTTAAAATATCCTGTACTTAAATTTGTAGTTTTAGTTAATTGTGTCCATGTTATTCCTAAATCAACAGTAGAAATTTTAGGAAAATTATTGTAGTAATAATTTCTAACTTTTTTATCTCTTAGTATAGGTTGTATTGTGTTAACTATTGCTCCTTCAACGTCTGTCTTTGTAATAAAAGTAAACGTAGTTTTTGGTTCTAAATTTTCCTTAAATATAATACCGTCTGTACCATATAGATTTGTTTTACTATACTTTCCTGTTGCATCAATTAAATCAAAATATCTAGATATTCCGCTTGAGGTTCTATTAATTGATTTAACTTTAATAATTTCTTGACTTACTGCTAACGGTGAAATTTGATAATCTTCGCCGGTTACCATTCTATTTTGTGTGTAATATGTTGCTGGAGCATTTTGTTTAATACTTGCATTTGACTCACTTTGTGTTGAGTTATCAACTGTGTACTTTAACTCGTATGTCATTGTTAGTGTTTCAACTTTATCAGTCTTTGACAAATACGGTATAGCAACAGTTATACCTCTCATATCATCAGGAGTAATGATTACTCTTTCATTTTTACTTACTCTATAAAATATACGGAAGCTGCCTTTGGGTAAATTTCCAAACACCCCATCGGAAAACATTAAACTAATTCTATCGTCAACCCTAGTTAGAACTGAATAGATATTATTAATACTTTTATTTAAATTATTATAAACAACGTTGTTTCCTTCTACAGAATCAACCCTTGTCCACAATTCTTGTTCTGCTCCAAAAGAATCCAATTTATAAAGCCAAACATCAGTATTATTAACATTAACAGCATCAATTGAAACAACTTGGTTTGTACTTGGAGTTGTTATATTAAAGACACCTTCGTCAATTGATCCTTCTCTAAAATGACTAAAAAATCCTGTATTTGAACTTGCTGAGCCTCGGCCGTCATCTCTATATAAAAATGCAAAATTGTTTCCTGGAAACGGTGCTTCTTCTTGAATAACCTTATCAACTACATCTGTTGATACAACCTCAAATCTAACAGAACGTCCGTCTATATTTTTTGAAAAACTGTATACTGGAACTTCTGCATTTGTACTTAACATACGATACTGTTCAGTTGGAATACCGTCAGCAGTATCTTTTTTAATTGGTCTACCAAATTTAGCATTTACAGGAAGAGTTGAATTCATTACTTTTACAAATTGCTCATACCAGTCTGGATTAGTAGGATCGTTCCAAACAATAGTTTGGTTTGCTAAATTAACATTATTTGAATCTAATATTTCTTCTGTAGTAGTTACACTTTCAACTTTAAGTAACCCGTTAGCAGCTTGATTACGCTTTGGGTTATAAGATAGCAAACGAGCTAATCTTAGTACACTTTCTCTACGTTCAGCTAATTCTAAATAGTTTTCTCTTGCGTTTAAATCAATACGGAATGATATATTTTGACCCATATATGCAATTAGGTCAATTAGTGCTAGATATTCGCTAGATTCAATATAATCATTAAAATCTTCTGGATAGTTTTCTCGAAGATAATTAATCATCGTACGGCGAAGATTGTCAAAGTCATAGCTTTGAAAATCTGCATTACGGAAAGATTGATAGACTCGTCTCCAATCTTCTGCAAGTAATAATCTATTCTGTCTATCTGTTGCCGGCATATGTAATATTCCTTATTGTACTATTTATTGTATATAGTAAAGTACGTATATAATTAGGACTTTAAAAAGCCCGCATCTTCGTCAAATCTCATCCTTAATGTTTCTGAGATATTAAACGGAAGATATGTAATAGTACATTCAATTTGTATTCCTTGTTCGTATTGATCAACTACTATCTTATCTACATTTGTTCTTGGATCACTGTTGACTATCTTTGTAACATTGTTTATAATTGCTTCTTTTAACGTTTCAGTTAGCGGTTCAAACAAAGCGTCCCATATAATAGTTCCAAATTCAGGATTACTTAATTTTTCTCCTTGTCTAATATGAAAGTGATTAATTAGATCTTGTTTGATAAGAGAAATATCATATAAACTTACACTATTGTTTTCAGGATTTACTGTACTCATACCTCGATAGGTAGTTTTAGTACTAACAGAATCGTTGCTTCTGTTACCCGGAACTGTTATTTCTGCATATATTTTTTTCTCTACTGAGCTCATACTGTATTTACCTTAATTTTAATCACCAACAAACACATCAGGAGATCCTTGGGCTGTTGCTGGGCCGCAATGAGCTCCGCCTGCTGATGGACATAAACTGTCTGGATTTGCTCCATCTGGTGTGTGATTTACTACAAGTAAGTTATTAATAAAAACTTGTTTTGATCCGGCTATTAACGCTCCTGCTCCGTGACTATTTGGATCGTTGTTAACTGATACTAATAAATTATTAGCATACACTTTACCTTGTCCTGCAACTACTGTTGTTGCCCCACATGATCTTGCATCACTATGTCTGTGTATAGCTGGCATTATCCTACTCCGGGTTTCCGGTGGCGGAGCTGGTATTGGCTTCTGGATCAGGAACTGCTCTGCTAGTGCTAGTACTGGCTGTTGTTGGTGCAACTGCACATTTTTTCTTCATAGTATCATCATCGGCGTTTTTCTTTTCTACTGCTTTAGCTGTTGCTGCCGCTGTTAACGATGTTGTGCCTGACGCTGTTGTACCTTTAGGATTTAATACATTTAAAGATTTTGGATTGCCGCCGGTAGCTGTGTCAGTACTACTATTACTAGCTAAACTATCTGTTCTTGCAGGAGTATGTTCTGTTGGATCATAATTTTCATGGCCTGCCCAAGGTTCTACTTGCGGTGATCTAAATGGTAAATTTGCTGTTTCAGCAGTTGAAGCTACTTTAGCTGGTGGTCCATTCATATCAATTTTATCTGCGGTTTCAAGATGATATTTACTTTTAAGATGAAGACCTTTATCAACTGTAATTTTTCCATCATACCCTGCATTAATCTCCCAATCAAATTCACAAGTTTGTCTAATATTATTACCTGTTTTTAGATCAAAATCTAGTCCGGCATTTAGTCTAATATCTTTTCCGGCTGTAAAGTTAATATCTCGTTCAGCTAAAAAGTTTATATCTCTATCAGCAGTTACATTATAGTCGTTTTCAGTATGTACACTTACACTATCTTTTGCATAGATATCAATTTTACCGTTTGAGGTTAATTCTATCCAAGTTGTACCTCTTGCATTTCCAATATAAATTAAATCTTCAGAATTATGCATTAAGATTTGGTGCCCGGTTCTTGTTTTTAAACGTATTAATTCGTTTTGAGGAATACTAGGATCGCCTCCCGTTTCCATACTTTCTACATTTGCATATTCTGATTTTGTTGTTCCTGCTGCACCTTTGCGTAAAAAACTAGCATCGCCATCATCCATAACAAACGAAGAACCGCCTAGTCTAGATGCTGGTACTTGTGTTTGAGAACCAATGTTACCGTATTTAAATTTTGGAGCACCTTTACGCCTATCATAAGGTCCTGGAGTATTCATTCCAAATACCATACTAGGTAATTCTCTCCTAGCACTAGATGAACTTATTCCTCTTGTATTATCTTCAAGTAATCCTGCAGATTTTAGCTGTGCTTCAAGATCAGTATTTACAGGTTTTACAAATTTTGTAGGATCCTGTCCTTTATGTTTTTTTAATTTTTTATTGTATTCGCCTACAGGAAGATTTTTAGTTTTATCTTTATCATTAAAAGTTGTAGCTGCATTTCCTGGAATTTGAAAGTTCATATACTCATCAGGAACACATCCTATCCAAAATCCCATGTTGATCTTGCCTTCAACAAATATTACTAATACTAAGTTTCCTATATCAGGCGGCACCGCCCACATACCATAACTTTGTTGCGAATACTTGTATCCTTCGTTGTCGCTATTTGCTTCGTAAGGTGTTACTCCGTAGAAACCTGGCAGGTATTTTACCTGTGCAGTTTGTCCAGTAGTTGCTGTATTATTTCCTTCTTCAGAAGTTTTAAGAATTTCAACTTCTAGTCCGCCCATATAACTAGTATCAAGGTGACTTACTATTCTAGCTAAAAACGGTCCTGGATCACCTTTTAAATTTATACTACTGGTTCTAGATTCTACTGCCATTAGTTGGGGCCTCCCTGATCAATTTGATTTTCTTCATTGCCGTCGATGAATAACGCATTGTCAGTATTTGCTGCTGGGTCTGGAATTGACCTGTTTACGCCCGGATCTTTTGGCGCAACTTTTTTAGGTGGTTCTTGGTTTCTTCGTCTAACTAAATTTAAATTTTGTTCAAATTTTCCGTTACTGAATTCGCTTGCTACTCCTATACATTGATATAACCCGCTAAATGCTTTTGTTGGTATTGTCTTGCCGTTGAACTCCATGAATCCGCTTTCGTTTAAATCAAACGGAGTTCTAAAATTTAAAATACAATCAATTTCAGAACTTTGAAAATCAGCACTTCCGTCTTTTGTAATATTAATAAACTCTGTTTGTTCTGCTGTGTAATTTCCAGCACCGCTATCATTAAGCCAGAAAGGATCTCCCCAAATTTTTAATTCAACTTTTATTAAATCAGCTGGGCTATCTAATAATGCATCGTTAAAATCTCTAGCAACTTGTGTTTCGCTCCACTCTTGACCTCCTCCACCTGTTGGTGCAACAGTTCTTTTTGCTTTTTCTGAAGTTTTAGCAGTTCCTTCTTTAGGAAGATTACTTGCATTGCCTGGATTTTGTTTATTTGCTGATTCTTTATCCTTTGCTACTGCTGATCCTTGTGATCCAGTTTTACTATCTTTTGATGCTTGGCCTCTTTGTGCTCCAATACCAACAAAGAATGCATTATTAAATGTAATATCAAAATCTATTATATCTTTATTTTTACCAGTGTATATATAATTGTATTCTTTAGCAGCTTGTAATTTTAGCTCTTCTATTTTTGGAGTTGGTTGACTAGGAGAAGCAAGTCGAGAAGCATGTACCTTATAAGGTACAACTCTATATACAAATACTTTAGGATTTTTACCAGTAGCATCTACAGTTGCTGAATCATTTGACTCAAATACTTGAGATTCAATTTTAAACCAGTCTACCATATTATTTCTGTCGGTATTGTTAGCACGGCGTTTTAAATCTCTACCGTATTCGCTTGCTATTATAATTTCTTCAATGATATCTTGTACTTTTGTGCCAGCTTTAAATTGAAAGGTTCTAAGTGTCTCCGGTACTTGACATTTTGCTCTACACACTACTCCGTTGGGCATTGTTGCAACAATAGGTTCTGTTTGCGGTTTTGTTCCAGAATCGTTTTTTGACTTTACAATTTTTGCTTGCCCAATAGAATTTATATTTTCTGGGTTTTCTGCAAATTTTCTAATAGTTTCTCCAACTTCAGATCGCTGGATTGTAATACCTAACAATTTATCTATAGTTTCATCAAATTTCTGAGGTACAGCTCCTGCTTGTATTCCAGCAATACTTTCAAATATTTCTTGTTTTCTTTCTTGACTTAAACTTTTTAATTCTCCTTGTGCAGGAGTTGAAGTAGTTGCGCCTGTTGCAGATTCGCTAGGTTTTCCTAGTATTGACTCTTTAGCACTACTTCTTTCTTTTGGAAACATAACAATATATTGATCTGTTTTATTGACTTGTTTTGCTTCTTTACCTTTTAATAGTCTTTCATTTAATATGCTTGTTAAACTTTTGCCGCCACTTTGTAAAAGTTCTTGTACTGTACTTCCGGCAAGACTTAAATCATTTTTTGCAGCTTGTTGATTGTCGCCGAATGATTGATCATTATGCTTAACATACTCTACATCATATGTACTACCTTGCTCAGTTACATTAAAAGTACTGTTAATAACATGTATTGGAAAATATCTAGTTGATCCTGGAACTATACTTACATTACCGTTATCGTCCCAACCTTTAAAATGTAAAGTAAGCATAAACGGTGCATCAATATAATTTTTATATCCGCAACTTAAAGCTGCAATTTGCAATGTTTCGTAAAATAATCCCATACTGTATGGTTCAAATATTTTAAACGAACCATTTATAGCATCAGCTTGTTTAGTTCCTTTATTATGAGTAATAACTGTGTTTACTGTTACATCATCAATATAGAATTCGACTCCTCCGTAAGCTAGTTCTGATGACGTTTTAACTTTTGCAGATCCAGAACCGCCGGAACGACAAATAATCTTCCTTGGACCGTACCGTCTGTAAGTACTGTCTGGACGATTTAACTCATCAACCGTTAAACAAGATAAAGTCCAGATATAATTAACTGTTGCATACGGCTCTAACGGGTTAGCAAAGGGCGGTGCGCCAACTGCACGAGGAAGTATAGTCCTAAAAGCCTTTGTAATTAGTTCAGGACCTGCTAATGAAGATGCTAATGTCTCAACACTTTGAGCTTTTGATAGAATGGCTCCTTTAACTTCGTTAATTGAACCTTCAACCGAACTTCTAACAGCATTAATATCTATGTTTGGGGAAATTAAAAAAGGATTCAAACTATCCTCCTAATACTTCAGTTAACTTTGATCCTTGAGGTAGATATATTCTTGTACCTGGAACCATATCATACACAGGATCTTTAATTACATTCATGTTTCGTTGAGCAAATACCCACCAAAGTTTTGTAGAACCATATAAATCGTATGCTAACAAATCTGGTCTATGTTGATATTGAGCTTCAATAGTGTATAAAATATCGTCATCGTATGCTGGCACTGGCCTAATACTTAAAATGTCTAAGTATTGACCATTAATAGTGTCTGTATTAGCATACGGACTTTGATTTTCATAAGTAGCCATTAAATAAATCCATCTTGATCTACAAGACTTCCGCCGTTAACAAAATCATCTAAGCTAAATCCTGCAACTTTGCGTCTGCTGTAAATTGGTTGACATGTTACTGCAATTATACTTGATACTGGTACCCAAGAACCTTTTGCTCCTACATCAACTTTTATGTAGTCAACATCAGGCTCAAGGTTTACTGTAAAGTTTGTTATAATTACTGGAACATTAGGCAAAACGTAATCTCCGTAACCTGTTAGTTTTACTAATGGTGGCGGTGCTCCTTGATTGCTTGTGTCACCGTATGCCATTTTGGTTACAGAACGCAAATAATGTACAGCTGCAATCCAATATAATCCTTCTAGTGTATTTTCTATCATAAACTGTCCGTTAATAACCATTGCTTTCGGATCTGAGTTCTGATAAGCAAAATAAGGATAATTACTATGTACAGGGGTAACAGACTGATAAGATGCATCATGTTGCATCATTATTTGTGGAGTATATGGAAATACAAAGCCGCCAGTTTCTTTTAAAGGTGCTAACATAGGACTATTAGCCATTGTGGATGGAACACTTAATTTAACTCGCCAATCATATTCTGAAGACGTGCCAAACGTTGCACCTACAATGCTTCTTGCAGATGGGTTTGCACCTGGTAATAAGTTTAATGCTCTTAGAGCTGTTCCGAATCCGGTATCTGATACAAAATCAGTTGCACGTTGGACTGCTTGTCCGACAGCACCGGAAGCTATGTTTAATGCGTCTGAACCAACTGTTGCAGAAACACTTGCTACTGCATTATTTAATTGGTTTCGCCCTGTCGCTAAAGCGCCACGTATTGTTGAATTTACTGTTGCCATATTTTTGGTAACTCCTATACATTATTTAGTTGACAAAATTAAGTACATACATTATAATAGAGTATAACCTGGAGAAAAAATGAAAAAAATCAATTATTTGAATAATAAAGATATATTATCTGAGATACATAAGTCAAAAGGTACGTTTAGTAGCTTTACTGACGACTCATATCACCAATATGATATAATTTTACCGAGTTTAGAAAAAATTAATATTCGTACTATTGCTGAAGCTAAAAGAAACAAAGCTAAACGATTAGGTACTGCTGATTACGATAGTAAAAAAGCACAAGGTATTAAGGTAAAACTTGCTGAATGCGAAGTAGACTATAGGAAAATAACCAAACAAGAACTAATTTTTAGGATAATGACGTTTGACCATATTCCTGAAGAAAAAGGTAGAAAGAAAAATCCTAAAACAATCGCTGATACTAAAACTAAACTAAACTTTCCCCCGTATCAACACTATAAGTTTAATGAAAATGATGAACTAGTATGTGTAGGGAAAAGTCATTGGACTGGTGGTATGGAAAATGGATATTTTACTAAGTCAGATGGTCAAGCTACACCTAAACTAGCAAATATGTGGATTAAGTTATGTGAAAGATATGCTACTAGAGGTAATGTTAGGGGATATACCTACAACGACGAGATGAAAGGTCAAGCAATTCTACAACTAGCACAAATTGGTTTGCAGTTTGATGAATCAAAATCTAATAATCCTTTTGCATATTACACGGCGGCTGTAACAAATAGTTTTGTGCGTGTTATTAATTTAGAAAAACGTAATCAAAACATCCGTGATGATATATTAGAACAAAACGGAATGGATCCTAGTTATACTAGACAGCATCAAGGCGAATGGGAAGGCTACATGAAAAGAGAAGCAGAAGCCAGAGCTAAACAAAATTAACTGTTGACTTTTAGTTAAAAATACCGTATAATAACAATGAGATATAAAAGGAGTAACTTTGTTTAAAAAGGCAGCAGTATTCACTGACATTCACCTTGGTTTAAAAGGTAATAGTAAAGTACACAACGACGATTGTGAAGAATTTGTAGATTGGTACATCGAACAAGCGAAAGCAAACGGTTGTGAAACTGGAATCTTTTGTGGAGATTGGCATCATAACAGAAATTCATTAAACTTAACTACAATGGACGCAACTATACGTTCAATGGAAAAATTAGGTTTGGCATTTGAACAGTTTTTCTTTTTTGACGGCAATCACGATTTATATTACAAAGATAAACGAGATGTTAACTCAACAGCATTTGCTAAACACATTCCAGGTATTACATTTATTGATGAAATTACTACCAAAGACGATGTAACGTTAGTGCCTTGGTTAGTTGGCGAAGAATGGAAAAAAATTAAAAACATTAAAAGTAAATATATGTTTGGTCATTTTGAACTTCCTAGCTTCTATATGAACGCAATGGTACAAATGCCTGATACTGGCGAATTACAGGCATCACACTTTGAACATCAAGAGTATGTTTTTAGTGGACACTTTCATAAAAGACAAAAAAAAGGTAAAGTACACTACCTAGGTAATGCGTTCCCGCACAACTATGCAGATGCATGGGATGACAAACGAGGAATGATGATACTGGATAGAGAAAACAATAAAGAACCAGAGTATCTTGATTGGGAAGATTGTCCCAAATATAGAACAACAACTTTAAGTCAGTTGTTAGATCCTAAACAAGACATTATTAAAAGTAAAATGTATCTAAGAGTTACTATTGATGTTCCTATTAGTTACGAAGAGGCTAGTTTTATTAAAGAAACTTTTATTAATCAGCACAACTGTAGAGAAATTAGTTTGATTCCACAAAAACAAATTGAAGAAATATCTACTGAGTTAGATATACAACAATTTGAAAGTGTTGATCAAATAGTTGCAGGCGAGATTGCCGCAATTGATAGCGATAACTTTAACAAGAAAACACTTATGGACATTTATAGCGACCTATGATAGAAATTAAAGACCTAACAGTAAAAAACTTTATGAGTGTGGGTAATCAAACTCAAGCAGTTGATTTTAACCAACAACAACTAACATTGGTGCTAGGTGAAAACTTAGACCAAGGTGGTGACGATAGCGGATCACGTAATGGTACAGGAAAAACTACTATTATCAATGCTTTGAGCTATGCATTATACGGTCAAGCACTTACAAACATTAAACGCAACAATTTAATTAATAAAACTAACAGTAAAGGTATGTTAGTTACACTTCATTTTGAAAAAAATGGTGTAGACTACAGGATCGAACGTGGTAGAGGTCCTAATTTACTTAAATTTTATATAAACAATCAAGAACAAGAGCTAGTTGACGAAAGTCAAGGTGATAGTCGTAAAACACAAGAGTTTATCAACGACTTATTAGACATGAGTCATGATATGTTCAAACATATTGTTGCACTTAACACATATACTGAGCCGTTTCTTGCTATGAAGCAAAACGATCAACGTGCAATTATTGAACAGCTATTAGGAATTACTATACTATCTGAAAAGGCAGAGTCTTTAAAAGAACAAATTAAAAAAACTAAAGAATTAATTACTGAAGAAACTTTAAAGATCGAAGCAATACAAACTGCTAATGAAAAAATAAATGCAACTATTGAAAATCTACAAGGTACGCAACGTGCATGGATGTCTAAAAAAGATCAAGATATTAAAAAACTACAAAGTAGCATAGACGAATTAGAGCATGTTGATATTAATATTGAACTTGACTTACATGAAAAATTAAGTACATGGAACGAACATAATAATAAAATTATGGCTCTTAAAAAAGAACTAAGCACACTTGAGCCTGCATTAGTACGTGCTGACAAGACTGTAGAAAAAGCATCTAAAGATATTGCAGATCTTGATAATGCTACTTGCTATACTTGCGGACAAGCACTACATGATGACAAAAAAGATGAAATTTTAGATAGAAAAAATAAAGAACTTGAAGATGCTATAGCATATCAAACCGAAGTAGGTGATAAACTTATTGATGTTTCAAAAGGACTTGAGAATATTGGTGAGATTAATGGAAAGCCTACAACATTTTACGATACAGCTAAAGAAGCGTATGAGCATAGACAGAACGTTGATAGCTTAAAACAATCGTTATCTAACAAAGAACAGGAAATTGATCCTTATCAAACACAAATTGACGAACTAAACAGTAGTGCGGTACAAGAAATTAATTGGGATTCTGTTAATCGATTAGATAACTTTAAAGAACATCAAGAATTCTTATTAAAACTATTAACAAACAAAGATAGTTTTATTCGTAAGAAGATTATTGATCAAAATTTAGCATATTTAAACAATAGACTTACTTACTTCTTAGATAAACTAGGATTGCCGCATCAGGTTGTTTTTCAAAACGACTTAACTGTTGAAATTACACAGCTAGGGCAAGATTTAGACTTTGATAATCTAAGTAGAGGTGAACGTAATAGGCTTATACTTGGTATGAGCTTTGCATTCCGCGATGTATGGGAGAGTTTATATCAAAAAATTAATTTATTATTTATTGATGAGTTAATTGACAGCGGAATGGATACTGCTGGTGTTGAAGGTTCACTTGCAGTCCTTAAGAAGATGGGGCGTGAGGGTAAGAAAAATGTATATCTTATCTCTCATAAGGACGAACTTGTTGGTCGTGTTAATCATGTATTAAGAGTTGTAAAAGAAAACGGATTTACTAGCTACGCGAACGACATAGAAATTGTAGAATAGGTATAAAAATGGAAGACGACATCCATGATAAACTGATAAAAGCATATTTAGAATACTATAAAGCAAACGAAGCGTTTGAAGATAGACATTCGCATCGTACCCATGCTAGTAGTAGACGATGGCTTAGAGAAATTAGACGTTTGGCAAAACTTCGTATGGAAGAAATACATAATACGTTTAAAGTCAAGAAAGGCCAGGACAACTAACAGTCACAGGTAAGTACAGAATGCAATGGACTTATCAAGGCAAAAAAATAGACAAAATACCAGATGAGTACGAAGGATTTGTTTATCTTATTACCAATACTACTACAGGCCAAAAATACATAGGCAAAAAACTAGCAAAATTTAAAACTACTAAACCACCGCTTAAAGGCAAAAAGAATAAAAGGCGAGGAACTAAAGAAAGCGACTGGCGTGACTACTGGGGTAGCTCGGATAGGCTTAACGCAGACGTTGAAGCACTAGGCTCAGATAAGTTTACAAGAGAAATACTTTATCTTTGTAAAGGTAGAGGCGAAATGTCCTACATAGAGGCAAGAGAACAGTTTGATAGGCGTGTACTTGAAACTGATGAATACTATAATGGTATTATTAATGTAAGGGTAGGCGGATCAGACAAACTCAAACAGGCATTGCTAGAACACTCCATTAAGGCAAAACAATACAGCACATAAGGATAGCGGGCCAGATCAATAATTCCGCTGTGTAAAGGGTGGCGTGAGAACCACACACGAAACATATTGATTCATACGAACCATAACGATCAATATAGGCTAGTTGCTGTTAGCCAAGAACCACAATGTTCATAAAAACTCTTTAGCAATAGGAACGAAGCGAGAGGTATTATGCGGCGTAGCGTATATTCTGTGAATATGCGGTATATCGCATAAGATGTCGACGTAGGTTGGGAAAGGTCAGAGCCCATTGAACAGTGAAAATACCTACTTCCGAATCTCGGCTGTGACGAACTCACATGAAGACCAAGATTAGATGGAACCAGCGAGTAGGTTCCGTCTGACTGAAACAATCTACATGAAGCAATTACAATATTACTTCGTAATATTGCTTTAATTCATATCTATTACTTCTATCACAAACGAAGTGATATAGTTTGAGCGTAAGCGAAAACAATTTGTTACGAAGTAACAAATCTTAATTGTTCTTATAGACTATCCACATTAGTACTACTGTTAAAACTAAGAAATAGAATATGGGCGAACACATAGGAGTTATTTAGTGAAGATCAGGATCTCTTCCAAAGCCTGATTTAACATAACTGACTTCGACTGCTTCGTATCTGAGCTCTAGATGAGGTTGTGTATCTTGTAACGTTAAAATATATTGGTTAGCTTCATCAATTGAATTAACTACATCAATTTCGTTATCAAGATTGTCTAATATTTTATATTTGGTGATCATTGAACTATTATTTAAATGTCTACTCGGGACATAAATACTACTAGTTAATAGAATTAAGGATTATCCATGCGAGTTCTGGAAGTTATACAACCAAACAACGATAAACAGCAGTTAAATGAAATAGCTATTACTGGACTTTTGATAACAATAGCTGTTGGAGCTCTTGGTGCAGCAGCTATTGAAGCTGGTATTGGATTAGTTAAAAATTGGGCTGACGATTGGGATATCAAAGGATTTAAGCCTACTGGCAATCATATTCCTGATCAAACACAAATTACAAAAGGTAAACAACGCTTTGTATATAATGCTAAGGAAGGCAAATGGGGCGTACAAGAAAGATCTAGACTAGGTAAATGGAAGTATAAAATGATTCCTGGTGTAGACGGCGCAAATCCAACTGCTAAAACAGTAGTTATTAGTGCTGAAGATTTAAAACAAGCTATTAAAAATAAAACATTAAGTTTTGGTAACAAAGCGGCTGTTGTAGACACTATGCAACGACAGTATATGGAAAAACAAATGAAAAGCGGAAAGCTACCCGCTGAAGTAAAAGCAGGCTTTGCTAAATCAGGTAACTTTCTTGATGATGTAATAAAAAGAGAAGAAGCTGGCGTAAGAAAAGGTGCAAGAGGAGTTTGGAACAGGATTAAAGCTGGAGGCACAAAGATCTTTAGTCGCAGAGTTTTTCAAGCAATTAATGTTTTTATGCCTGTTGCATTAGTTGTTAATACTGTAAGACTTAAAGCGTGGTATAAAACAAAATTAAACTGGGGCAAAGGAGATGGTTTAGGTACTAATCCTTTAGATACAGTTGATACGGGCGGAGTAGTAGGATATCCTCACCCATCTGGTGATCCTAATAAAGTCTATGGAAGATCTGAATACGATCAGGACATGATGAATCTAAGAACAACTACGGTTAACGCGGCAATTGCTTGGATGGCAGCTCAAGGTGTTAATGTTTTAGCAAGTGGAATATTTTGGATATATGCACAACGCAAAGGTAAAATTATAGATAGAACACAAGATGGAAAAGTAATCTCCTTTTTAAAAAGATGGAATCCTTTAAAGCTCTTAAAAATGCCTGGAAAACTATTGAAGCTAGGAGCTGCTGGAGTTTCAGCAGGTTTAGTATACTCAGCGTTTGATAGAGCCTTTGCAGAAAAACTAGCTAATGCAATGGCTGATTATATATTTAAATACGATGTGTTTTCACAAAAATATTCAACTGCTGAAGATATTACAGAGCATATGATAAAAGCATTAGGCGGCTCTGGATACGAACAGGCAATGGCCCAAATTGGTCTAGGAACAACAGGCGGTGACAAGTTAGCAAATCAAGACGGTAAGTTAGGTGGAGAGGTTAATCCTTTAGATAATACTAGTCCAAGTGGAGAGGTTAATCCTTTAGATAATACTAGTCCAAGTAGCAGTAGCAGTGGTGGTGCTGCTTTAGATGCAATTAATAATCTTAGTAAGGATGATGATTTCTGGAAAATTAAATAATTGGCATACCAGAGTCTTTAGCATTTTTAATATTTTCCATAACAATTTTATTCATTACTTCAAAATCTTCTAAGTCGGTATCATGCAATAAGGTATATGAATCTACACCTCCACGCATATACCAACATAACTGATAAACTTCGTGCTTAATATTTTTGATCTCATTTTCAAAATCATCGGCTAATCCTTTGAGATCAGAATCCTTTGTTCTAATTAGCCTTGTACGAAAAAATTTGAATAATCCAATTCAATATTCAATTTTGATTTATGACCACAGTTAGCACAAGTAATGTCTGTCTCAGGAACAATAAACTGTTCATTATTACTCATAATAACTTGTTCAACTTTTATAAAAAAATCTTTATCAGCGTTTTCTATAAAATTAGCTATTTCGTTTAGATCAGTTTCTTCTTCGTTGTCAACTTCAATCTTTGCAATAGATGATATTACTGTATTTTTTCTTAATTCAGATAAAGCAGAATAAACTTTTTGTGTTTCTTCTCCTCTAATATTTTCATCTTCAATGTTTGGAATAGATTGCATTAATGCACGTTGGTGCTTAAAGTTTTGTTTGTTTATTTCATTTAACTCTTTAAAAGTTAAAGGGCGTAAATGAAACTTCATATTATCAACTACAAGACTTTCATTAAAGGTTCCCTTTGCAAAATGAGCTAATATGTTTTGAATATCTACTTCATAACTATTTTCTTCACTACATTCTGTACAAGTGTTGCTTGCACTTATATTAGCACCGTAACTAGCCATTCTGATTACACTTAAAATTGTATAGATATCTATTAATGGAATTTGCCAAGGATCTTTTATACTTGGCACACAGTTTTTTATAATATTAACTGTTGTATTTCCGCTTAATAAGGTATCAGGAGTTTTAGTTGCAATTTCATTACTAGCTGTCATACTAAAAACTTCTAAATCTTCAGTTTTAGCCAAAGATCCTTGACTATACCATTTTCCTTTACTAGGTAAGTCAATAGACTGCTTTGGTTGTCTCTGATATTTGGTTAATGGAGATGTCATTCGTTTTCCTTGATAAATATATTCATATAATGTTATTTATGATCACAAAACCTAGGAAATATTAGATATGGCAGAAACCACAGACGCAGCCGCAAAGGCATTAAAAGAAACTAGTAGTTCCGCTCTAGGATTAGCTAAATCTCTTGCTTTAACCAAACCAAGTCTTACTGACTTTGCTTCTAAGATTCCCAAGGTTGGTAATTACTTAGGTGCTGTAGCCAAAGAACTTGAAAATCAAGTTAGTCAATATCAAGTTTTAACTAAATCAGGAATAAATTTTAACGGCAATTTATCAGCAATGATAACTGCAAGTACTCAGGCAGGACTGAGTATTAAGGAAATGACTGGTCTAGTAGCTAGTAATAGCGAATTACTAGCAGGATTTGGCGGTAGTGTAGAAGCTGGAGCACAAGGATTCTTAAAGAATTTACAAGTAATGAATTCTGCCAACAACAAGTATGGCACACAACTTAGAAATATTGGCTTAACACACGAAGAAATTGGCGAAGCTATGATGCAGACCCAACGTATGGCCATGATGTCAGGTAGACGAAATGCCGCTACTGACGCAGAAATACAACAGCGTACAGCAGAATACGCAAAAGATTTAGACTTATTATCAAAACTTACAGGTAAAAGCAATGATGCACTAAAGAAAGAGCAAGCCGCAATGCAAAGGCAAGGCGATTTTAGAGCTAAAACTATGGGCATGGAAGCAGATATGCAAAAATCTATGCTTAATGCAGCCAGTGAAGCAGATGCTAGTGGTATTGGTGATCTATTTAAAGACATGATGATTAGAGGCTTTCCAAGTGGAGACCAAGCACAGTTAGCAGGTATGTTTAGTAACTCTATGGGTGTTATGAGGCAGATGAAAGCAGCACAAGATGCAGGTAACACAGCAGAATATGATAGATTAAAAGGAACACTTGCAGCAGCCGCAATCAAAGATAAGTCAGCTAACAAAGAAATAGCAATTCTTGGTAATACAAACTCAGCTAGTGCCGCAGTTGCCGAAGCATTTAGAAAAACTTCTGAGTCAATGATAGGAGTGCAAGCAGAGTACGAGCGTGGAGAAATTACATTAAGTGGACTACAAAAAGCAATACAAGATAGACGTATACAAGCTGCTAAG